CCACGTCTTTGTTGGCTCCACGCAATCGCATCTATCGGCCTGCGCCAAGCCATTAGCGTAAGAGGTGCCGTCTGAATCGATCTGAGTTTAGCTTATTCAATGCGCATTGTTTATCTATTAATTAAAATCATTAATATTGTATCGTTAATATTAATACATTAAGTTATGGCTTGCAATAAGAAAAAGAAAATGGCTAATGGAGGCAAGGTCTCCGAGAAAAAGAAACCTCAACTGAAATGTGGAGGCAAGGTTAAGAAAAAGAAGTATTGACATACTCCCATCACTAAAGCAAATGGGATTCTTGGATACAAACGCAAGAAACCCCGATATTACTATCGCTGGAATTACTCTTGCTCTCCAATTCGGAAATGCCCTTCCGAAGTATATTACGGGTCGCAAGAACATCACGGTCGTTGATAGACTCGCATTTTGGACAACACTATGTGCGATCTCTCAACGACAAGTTTTTATTAACAAACCCGCATTCACAAGTCTTTGAGGAAGGATACCATTTGTCAATCTTATGTACTATCACTCCATACTTTGAAGCGATATACGTAAGTTTGTTAATAAAAGAAGAATGACTGAGATCAGAAACTTTCTTTCCCCACAAACGTTTCATTCCTTCAATGTTTAGATCTTCAATGAAAATATAATCATATCGCTTGCACAATTCATGAGCTAATTTCCATTGAAAATCAGATCGAAAATCGTTTATTTTACGATACGCTTGTTGAAGTTCAAACAGTCTTCTTTTTCTATTATTGGATCCTTTCTTCGCATTAGAAAACTTTCTATTTAGTTTTCTAATCTTGTTTTGATATTGCTTGAAGAATAATGGAGACCCAATTTTGTTACCATCACTTTTAGTTAGGTAAGTTTTCAGACCAAAATCCAATCCTACAGATGCACCATCATATATCTTTCTGTAATAGTTTGCAGGATTGTAATCTGTAACTATAATCAAACTAAAACGATAGCAGGTTTCTCTGACTATTCTTATTTGTTTAACATTACCTTCATATGCTCTACTGTATGAAAACTTAAAACGTTTCTTTCCTTTGTTGATTGTGAGAATATTACCATTTAGAGTAAACCCTCCTTGTTTAAAAACAAAAGAGTTGAAACAATCTGATCTTTTAAACTTAGGTGGTCTCTTTGATTTTCTTTTAAAGAAACGATTATAAGATTCATCAAGACGTTCAAGTATTTCTTGTGTTGTTTGAGAATGAAGAAGATTTCTTTTAATTCTTTTAGCAAAATGCTTCTTCATTTTACCAATTGAGATATATTTCCCAAACAGTTTATAGTATCTACGTTGTAGAGCTAAAGCATGATTCCATACAAAACAACATTCACGAAGCATTTTATCAAGATACTTCGTTTTCTTGGATCTGTATATATTATATTTGTAGGAAATCATTTTTTTATTTGTAATTTTGATTCAAAATTAATCAAACCAATTCATCCACCTTCTAAAGTATGGTGGTTTTGTTGGTTAAATAATCATAACCGGAGGGGTATATCCCCTCCTCAGTATTTAGCATATGAAAAATTCAGAATTTGTATCTAGAATCATAAATGATATGAACTCCATCAATAAGGACGCTCATGTCAGTAGGAGATGGATATTATCCATAGGAAGACAAAAGGCAAGATCATATATAGCCCAGAAGTATGCTGATGGAACCTTGTTCGGCGAGGAATCACTGTATACTCATATCAATTGCATGGAGATGGATAGGGTTCGGAAAATTGATTGTTGTTTTGATGAGTTTAAACTATGCAGGGTACTTATGAGATCCAAGAAAAGATTGCCAGATATGATATATACCCGTATAGGACCTGCTATCATTAAGGTATCAAATATTATGGATGATATTATATTTACCTCCATATCATTGAGAAAATATGCGAACAATAAGGAACGTAAATACGGGAATATAGATCAATATTATTATTATGTCAATGATGGTTATATCTATATACCAGATATTAACATAGAGGCTATAAACGTGGATTTTATTACCTTGGATAGAAAAGCGGCTTTAGAGTTATCCGGGTGTGGAGCTGAAAAAGATAAGCCATGTACATCTCAATGGGATTATGATTTCATATGCCCAGACAAACTTCTTGAATATGTGGTTTCCGAGACGTTGAGGGAGACTGTGACCAAATTGCAGATTCCTGCGGATGAGAACCCGGATATGGATATTAATAAGAAAACACAAAAAATTCAGTAAACATGAATCTAATAAGATCAATAATCAATTTCTTCGGTTTCAATGACGCCATAGTTGACGGTATAGGCGAAAGAGGGATGAGAGACAGCTCTATCATAAGATATAATGAGGTGCACGATATGTATGACAAGATCATAAAGGATCCTGGGGATATATCAGCTTACGTATCCAAGAACTATATCTATGATAAAATAAGGGAAAGGACTGGATTAAGCACCAGACATATTAGTAGGATATTGAATCATACAAAGAAAAAGGATCTTAGATTTATATAAGATAAAAAGGAGAGTCTAACAAGTCTCTCCTTTTTTATTATCAACATGATCCAGATCCATCTCCGCTGTCAAAATAAGCGTAAGCCCCAGATGATATCCCGTAATTGGTCGTAGTAGAACCACTGAATGATCCAGATCCGGATGGTATGGTGATTACTCTTGTTTCATAGGTAATTATATACCTAATCATGTATATTATTTCTTGTATTAGGATTGATTGATTATATTTGCGGTATGGATATAAAATCGTTTAAGATATTAAATCAGTATTTTCTCCGGTTCTATAGGTCAATAATGTCTAAGAACGGTAAGAGGAGGAAGCATACGATCGTGGACAAGAATGATATTCTCGAATGTCAGTCCTTGATATGGAAGGTTATACGTGATAAGTATCTGGAGAATGAGGGTGGGGTTTATATAAACAACATCGGTTATCTGTGCCATAAGATAAATCCTAATCGTAAGATATATCTGAATAAGCTTACCGGTACTATTAACAGACGTGGAACTGGTGGATATTCTTATGTCCATACGTGTATTGATTTTATGCCTCGGAACAAGTATTTCCATCTCTATATTTCTCCGGCGTTGAATAAGGAATGTAGGTTGGCTATGGAATCAGGTAGGAGATATAAGTTCTTGTACCGGGAGGTTGAATCGGAGAGTAAGGTATTTGGAGTTAAATGGGTTTACAAACTGTAGAAGTTTTTGTGATCCAGTTAGCCCGTGAGGGTAGACTGGATTTTTTTGTATCACGGATTTAAATACATATCTTTGTGCAAAAGACTTAAATATGACGATAAAGGGCTTATTGGCCGAGATCAAGGCCGATTTACATAAATACGATGATAGCGGGGCTATAGATACCTCATCTGTTTACAGGTGGGCTGAGATCGCTTTAAAAAGGTTTGGGGGTGTTATAGCCGTCATGTCCGAGGCGATTGTCAAGACCAGCAACAAACAGGCGGTATTACCTTCCGATTTCTTCGACATGCTTGACGCCTATAGGTGTGAGCCTCTTGTCTGTGAGATTCCGGGGGGCGATAAGGCTAAGGCTGACCTCCAACACGAGATCGGCTGGGTCGAGCGCACCGAGCGCGGCTTCCGTTGGAACTCCTGCACGGAGTGCTGTAAGGAGGAGTTTGAGAAGACGATCACGGAGAAGCTATATATCGGGTCTCACGAGGTTCGCTTCCATTACCATCACCCCGTAAGGCTGTCTATAGGTCGTGGGTTGAGACGTGATTGCGCTTCCGACAAGTATCGGGATAAATATGCTTGGGATAATTATGATATAACTATATCTGGCAATACTATGTATACTGGGTTTGATGGATTTATTTACATCATATATCGTGCTACACCCAAGGATGATGACGGTCTCCCGTATATACCTGAAACGGCGTTAGGTTATCTTGAGGATTATGTCGAGACGTATATCAAGATGAAGATCTTCGAGAACGCCGCCGTTAACGGTTTGATACAAGGGGCTGGTGATGCTTATAAACTATACGCCCAGCAGGAGCCGGGTAAGTTCGCTAGGGCTATGAAAGAGCTTAAGATGTCGATGATTACCTTGAATGATTATCGGGAGCTGGCTGAGGATAATAGGAGGAGGATGCTGTCTCATGAGCGTATGTGGCCCAACGCTTTTGATAAGTATATTAAATTTATTTAACAAAATACGATGATATGGCTGATTGGATACATTTAGATAAGACAAGTGGTACCGGTCCTGCTGAGGTTAGGGTTACCGCTGATATCAATGAGACTGGAGAGATACGTCAGGCTACGTACAAGGTTATAAAAGAAGGCACCAAGGAGGAGAAGACGTTCGTGTGCAGGCAGGAGTCGGTCCCGGTGGTTATTATCCCGGAGTTCGACTACCTAGTGCTTAGGTATATCTGGGCTGACGAGGACGGCGTTGACTTTGACACGGCTACCGGTTTCGATAACACCGGCCTCCCGGATGTTGACGGCAAGCTGGTTGGTTGGAGTAAACAGTACCAGACCACGCAGGAACGGGTAGGTGATTATCTCATCCATGGTGGTGATAACATGGAATCGGGTAATGAGGCAGCTTTGATCCAGATGGGACCGTTGTTGGATGGCGATAATTATGATAAATTACCTCTTGAGATCAGATGCAGTATATACGGTAACTGGTATGGTGGTCGTGAGAAAGGTAATATCACTATCAAATTCACGGCATATAAGGGCGGTTCTATGGAGAAACGTGGATATGATTTTGTCAATATCGGAGGCGAGGAGGTTTATACCGGTGATGCCCCTACCAACGTATCTGCCCATGGTGAGGATAATTGGCAAAATATAAAGACCTTGTATTCTAAGGTAGGCACGATGATCTACAACAAGGAGTCTCGTGACTGCATTGTAAGGATTGGCGAGTAGATTTTTCTTCATAATATAAACGCATCGGCTCTCTTGTCCGTGAGGATAGGAGAGTTTTTTTTTTATTTTTTAGTCCTTTACTTATGACATGTTTGATCTTTTATTGCGTGAGAATAATCTAGCTTTGCCGAAAACTAGATTATAGTCGAACAAATTATTTATTTTATACACAATGTTTATATTTATGGCATAAGATATTTAAATGAGACCAGTTGAAAGACATATCGTAAAAGACAACCGGTTTGAGGATATATGTCTCAAATCCGGGTTGTTGTACAATTATGTTCTTTTCAACATCAGGCAAGGGATATTCGAAGGTAACTATCTAAAGGAATATGAGTTCTCAACCAAACTATGTAAAGAGGATCAGGTTGATTTTAGGAATCTTCCGTCGGTAGTGTCCCAGCAAGTCGTAGCCCAAGTCTTCTCGTCGATAAGGTCTTGGATCAGATTAAAGAAGGGATATGAAAAGAATCCTTCAAAATTCAAATCGAAGCCAAGATTACCAAAGTACAAACGAGGCAAGAAGCAGAATATGGTAGTTTTTACGACTTCTGCTTGCAGGCTTAAGAGTGATGGTTACATCCATTTTGTCAAGAGTATAATTTCACCAATCAAAACAAACATAGGAGGGAATAAATTATGCCAAGTTAGAATCATCCCTCAAGCTACATGCTATGTGGTTGAGGTTATTTATGAGAAGAAGGGACAGGATTTAAATCTTGATAAGAATAATGTTCTTTCGATTGATTTGGGATTGAATAATTTATGCACATGTATAAGCAATGTAGGTATCAAGCCTTTCATTGTAAACGGCAAGATTATCAAGTCCTTTAATCAGTGGTACAACAAAAAGAAAGCTAGGTTGATGTCTTACATCGGAGATAAGGGAATTTCAAAGAGACTCAGACAGCTAAACAATTATAGGAATTTTTGGATTGATGACAAAATACACAAGGTTAGCAGGTTTATCGTCAATTTTTGCATCGATAACAACATCGGCAACCTTATTGTCGGCCTGAACAAGGGTTGGAAGCAAAACATAAACCTTGGAAGAAAAATGAATCAAGGGTTTGTCGAAATTCCGTTTTCAAAGCTCATTGATAAGATTTGCTACAAGTGTAAGATGATCGGAATTGACTTCCAGACCCACGAGGAATCCTACACTTCAAAGGTTGACCATTTGGCTTTTGAACCTCTCAAGAAACATGATATTTACTTAGGTAAAAGAAAGAGACGCGGGTTATTCCAAAGCTCTACGGGAAAGCTTATTAACGCCGACATCAACGGGGCTATTGGGATTGGTAGAAAAGTATTCGGTGATTCTTATGTGAGTAGGATAATCGATAGTGGGTTTGCGTTTAACCCTATTAGATTAAATGTTTTGTGATACAAATGTGAATTTAATGAATAAAATTTAAAATTTTAATAACGTGATCGCATTGAATGATGTCAATAACGAACTCCATGTCCGGTTGTATATATTGGAGGTGTTCAAGGATTATGTTCGGGATGATGATTTCGACGAGCTTTTAGATAAGGCATTAGATTTTGTCATGGAAGGCGTTTCTATGCCTAAGGTGCCGGTAAAAGATACTACTATGAGCGATATATCAAGAAGTATTATCGCCTTGACCACAGGTATAGGGTTTGATGGTAAGATAAACAAAAGTCCTCTGGAATTGGCTTATGACAGATGTAGGATGAGATATGTTTTCGATCCTCGGAATCGTGACATACATGGCGTTGTCGTTGGTTATTCCAATGATTTCAATAGTCTGGTGGCCGTGTGCGACGAGGGATCGAAGAGAGGAATAGACAAAGGATCTACCGATTTTGTGGATGTCAATGAGAGATACGTGACTAACGGGTTCTTCTACATATCCGTAGAGGACGCCGATAAGCAATCAAGCTACATGGGAAAAAATCCATAATTATTATGTTTTTGTATTTTCATTAGAGGTAAACGTTGCAAAGTGTTTAGATTTTCCTTCTGGCTTGTGAGAGTCAGAAGGATTTTCTATTTTTGTGCGATTTAAATGTTTTGCATAATACGTACGGTTTGTTAGAATCCGCCACATAAGTGATTATCTGGCGGATTTATTATATTTGCGAAAAAGATAAGATCGTGCAAAATAACTCTAACATAGCGGTTCCCGATTCCGGGATGAACAGGGATAAGCATCCACAGGACCTATCCCCGTCTGAGTACAGTTTCGCCTTGAACGCTACCATAGAGGGTGACGATGGGAGTCAGATTAAGATTCAGAACGAGCCTAGCACCCTTTTATGCAAGCGATTCGATGGCTATAAGGTTATTGGGTATAAGAATGATATAGCTGGTGATAATACTTATTTCTTTCTCGTGAATCCTGATAACAATACCTCTAAGATCACGTTCATGAGGTCATTGGATTATGTCAAGACCGTAGAGGATCAATTAGCAGGATCAGGGAAAGATATTCATCGTATCCTTGGCGAGAGACTTGAGGAGTCGGATGGTCGTTTCGATGAGATATGTGATTTGATGGAGGTGTTGATAGAGGATGGGACCGATGACCCTTGTCTTAACTTCTCCATTCATCACCCGATTTTCGATATAGAGATCAAGGATGAGAAATGTGGGAAGGTGATATACTGGACCGATGGATATAATCCCCAGCGATATGTTATGGTCGATAAGGCTCTTAATCCGGATGATGATGGTGACTTTTGGTATCATTACCATGGGTATAAGACATGTGGGGATGACAAGCCAATAGAGAGGTGTAGGCTGGCCTGCGAGAAGCTGCTGGTGTTCCCGTTGCTGACGGCCCCGTGCGTGGAGCCTGAGGTCGTGGAGTTCGGGGGAAGCCTGCGTGCCGGGACCTACCAGTTCTGCGTGGCGTTGTGCGATGAGTTCGGGATTGAGAAGACCGGATATTGCTCATTGACCAACCCAATCATGTTATTCGATCGTCAAGATATGGTTATCCGCGATGGTTTATGGGGTAAGTCAACCAACATGGGTATCCGCCTTACCGTGTCTAATATAGATAAGCAGGTATCTCATTATAAGATAGGCGTTATACAGAACACGGTTGGGTTTAATGGTGAGCAAAGCCCGGTTCTTGAGTATTTCATAGAAGGTATACATCCGATAACGGAAAGGACCATCTATTACCTTACGGATCAGTATAGCGAGCGTACGACCATGGAGAAGTTATCCAAGGAAATACCGGTATATAAGACAGCCAGAGGCATGACGTCTGTCGGGAATCGTCTTCTTCAATACGGATTGACCGTGGAGAATGAATGGAATCTTCAACCGGTCGTTAATTTCTTGGGTCATTTCGTTAAATGGCAGACATCGATAGCCACGGAGAATCTGTATAAAGACGGTGTGGCTTGCTCTAAATACGCCTCTTTCATGCGTGACGAGGTATATCCGTTGGGTATAAGGTTCTTTACCAATACAGGATACAGGACAGCTAGATTCCCGCTTATCCCTCGTCCGGCCACAAGGGAGGAGATGGGGGTTATCGTTGATGAGGACGGCAACTCTGAAGACCTATCAGCGGCTTCGGTATTGGAGAACAACCCGCAGTGCGCCGGGAACAGCCGCCGTTATCTTTGGCAGTTTAAGAATACGGCAAAGATCATAAACGACCCGTCTTGGGGATTTGATGATTTTGGGGGAGAATGCAAGAATCAGCTAGATGTTAAGCAACTCAGATATGTAGAGCAGGAATATGCCACGGTAGGAGAGACCCAATTCGTTATCAACACGATGGGGGAAGATGTTATGGTAGATGATGCTATTGATTATATCGCTGATAATATAGAGAACTTGTGTGATATCATAGAATCTAATGTAGGTATTACTGACGAGTTATGCGCTGCTATATCATTGCCAGAGGATCAAGACGGTATAAAGGCTCCCGATTTCCCTAGTGGATGTGATGATATCGAGAGGATAGAGACCATGACTATATTGGATAAAAACTCTTTGGTGGATTCTAGGATTGATTTTACGTATAAGCTGGCTAGTGATTATACGGAGACCGAGCCTACCACCTTAATACAAAGTAACGCCGAGTCACAAAGGAAATTCTCTGTATTGTGTGATTTCGATAATTACTCCAGTGGAGGTAAGAATATCATAGATCTGGTTCAGGAATGGCTGGATGGTCAGGATGAGGATAAATTCCCGTCTGATATAGACTCCTCCGCTTTGGTCTTGTGTCAGGATATGTCTAATGTCCGGCAGTTATATGATGAGGGTATATGTACTAATGGGTGTTCGGTAGGTGATCCTCATGTGAATCCTACTATTAACGATGTTCAACTTCCTACATTCCAAGGGGGTAGGTCATTGGGTAAGTGCACATATTTGTATCAATATCCCGGATGGGAAGGAAAGAAGCATACGGAGACGATGCTTGATCAGTTAATGGATACGATGGAGGCTTATTTCCCCCAATATGAGAGTCAGTTTGGTATCGAGAACGCCATATGTCTTTTTGGCGATGGTGATAATTCTAAGTTTAATACCGGTATAACTACTGACTGGGAAGGTCGTGTGTCTGTGCAGAATGATATTGACGCCAAGACCAATTGGTTCGGCAGAAGCAACTTGACTTATTTCAAGTTCTATCCACATGTATCCTCATACGCCAGATGGGTGGAGTTGGATTACGAGAAATACATAAGTGGTTTATCCGATCCTGATAACGGTATTATGTATATAGAGATGATGGGTAACTATAATTATCCGATCGGCGACTCATCATCATACAATAAGGTTCGTATAACGTTTTTCTCGGACAAGGAAGGTACCGTGGCTCCTAATCCTTTGGCTAATGATGCCAAGAAAGGTGTTATAGTGAATTACGTGGATCATAAGATATTTATGATGCCAAAGTACTTGTTCTGGGATGATGACAAGACTACTTTCCATAAGATATATGTTTGCATCGAGCCTGCGGTATGCGTGTTCTTCACCGGTTTCGCCATGAGGCAGGACATGAAGGAGCTTGCCGGATTCTATACGGCTGGCACCGCCATCTTCCCCGCCCCGTTCTGTTTTGGCATTCGGCCACTAGAGGTGAAATACGTATTCTTCTTCACGAAAGAATTGAAATTAAGAAGATTTGTTACCTATGAGGCGAAATGTATCTCATGTGGAGATAAACCCGCTGATTGCGCTCCCAGACCATATCAGTACGGTGATTTCGGATATTGGGAGTCTACCAATAAGTATCCGGCTAATTTTGAGTTGTATGATTCAAGTAAGATCGGGATATCGTCGGGAGGATCAAAGAGGAAGGACATAATAGATTCTTTGATGAAATACTATGGGTCTCCTAAATCAGTTGGGGGTAAGTCTTATTTCACCGGTAATGGGGGTAACGCTGAGTACCCCAATACGTCAACCACGTTTTGTCAGAGACCTATACGTCATTACAAGTTCCCGGATAACTCTGTCGCTCCCTTTATGGGTAATCCGTCTCAACTGACCGGTCAATATGGAGTTGACTCCTATATTTATCCTATGGGGGTGATGCTTGATGACGATATCGTTAATGAGTTTCTGGATATAGCGGTAGAGAACGGTCTTATAGATAAGGCTAGAAGAGATTCTATAATAGGATATGAGTTGTATAGGGGCGATAGGACGTTGGATAAGAGCGTTATCGGAACTGGTCTGGCTTATGATATGTTTAAGTACGATGATCCCGACGGATCGGCTAACCTTTATCCTAATTACCCTTACAACGATTTGTCTGATGATATGTATATCTATAAGGATATTAATCGTGAGAAATTCATAACGCATCCGTTTAACAGGAGGGGTAATATCTGGTATTCATTCTTAAGCCCTGATATTGCCTTTAACAAGCCTGACGCTCCCACCGAGTGCCTTGTTGATGGTTATCAATTAGGTAAATCCTCCGGTATATTCAGGGAGGTGGAGGATCACCCTAAATGGACGATATTAGGGAGTAAGGCTTACAGTATGGCAACATCATTGGCTACGGTGGAGGCTATGGCTAATTTAATATCCGCTATAGCTGAGTATACATATCAGTCGGCTTCACAGCAATATGTCGGTGGAGGCGTGTTCTTTTTAGCCAACCCTGTCGGCATAGCGCTGACGGCTATCCGTCTGGCTACGGGTATCGCTAAGGCCACAGCCCAGTCCGTGGTGGATATAGGCAAGTACAGGTATCAGTGGTTAACGGCATTGATAGATAGGGGACCTAGACGGAACTATGCTTATTATTATACTTCTGTCGCTCATTATAATTTATTTTACCAAAAAATAGGGGCGTCGGAGCTACGTGGATTGTCAACGGCCAAATATATCAAGAGCGGGTTGTATCCGGTTACAGACATCTCGTCACAAGGGGGAACCGTAGGTGGTAAGCCTATTATCATAAACAACCTCGATCGTGAGCATTCGTTGTTCATGTCATTTGGTATGGATAAGTATATGCTTGAATATCCGGAGTTGGTTTCAAGTTACGATACCAGCCGTATTCAGGATGAGTGTAATATTCGTAACGATGAGGTGGCTGGTATGACGCCTCATTTTATGACACGTGAATCTTTCGTATCCTGCCCCTATATGAGGATAAAGAAATATTCTCCGGCTCAATACGGGCAGATAGAGGATGTCAGGTGGGTATCGTTAGGTGGTTGCGGGTTGATGGATAAGGATAAGCGTAAACCTGTTTTTGGAGGTGATGTATTTATATCAAGATTCTCGCTTAAGAGGAAGATGCCTATGTTTTATTTGACTCAGTTCGGTCAGGGGGACATGATACCATTTCCTTATTATGATTATCGGAACATCGGGTATCCCCGTTATTTCGTTAATTACGATACCGGGGAGGATTATCTTAATAAGACCGATATGGATACCGGATCGCTATACTCTTTCCGGAAGAGCGCTTATGAGATGGTTTGCAAGACCGGAGATATGTATCTTAGCGGTCGTTTCTTCCTATATTTCTATGGCATACCTCAGTTTCTTGTGGAGTCTGAGATCAATTGCAATTTCCGTATAGCCGGCCCTGAGCCTTACGAGGGGTTCTATCCGGAGGTGGGGGATTATATATCATGGACCCAAGAGCGTAATGTCCCTATATCAAGGGATAATGTGTTTAAGATGAGTCCTGTGTATAAGAATCGATTTACGTTAGGTGGCAGGTCATTACCAGAGACGTATGATAGCAATTTTTGGGACTGCGCTTACCAAAGACCCAACGGCGTCATATGGAGCACCGCCGACGTGTCGGAGAACGGCATGACCGATCCTTGGCTGTCGTACAAGCCTATGGATTACCATGAGTTCAAGACCTCGTTCGGGAAGCTTATAAGCATGAAGGGAATAGAGTCGGATCAGATACTAGCTCGCTTCGAGAATCAGGTAGGACTATATAATGCTATAGACGTGCTGGCGGAAAGAATATCCCCGGAGAATAGTGAACTAGGGACAGGTGGGCTTTTCGCGTCTCGTGGAATTGAGTATAATAATACGACGTTAGGATATTCCGGGACCCAGAGCCGGGATATGATCAGTTGTGAGTTCGGGCATTTCTGGGTCGATTTAAGGCGTGGTCAAGTGTTTAAGGTAGATTCTAATGGTAGGAATCTTACGGAGGTCACACCGGGGCTTAGAAACTGGTTTAAGGAGCATCTTCAGATGAAGATCATCCGTAGCCGGATATATAACGCTGATACGGACGCTGAGTTGTCTTATTACGATATCGATAACAAGTTCTTTGGTATAGGGCTATCCATGGGCTGGGACAATCGGTTCAAGAGAGTTCTGATAACCAAGAAAGATTATATACCGGTAGGGAATCCGAGCGAGTACCAATTCCGTGGCGGCCGGTTCTACAGGAACGGGCAGGCGGTGGAGCTACAGGACGCCAGCCATTTCACGGATGTCTCGTTCACCGTTGGATATAACTGCCTGAAGGGTGAGTGGAAATCATATTTATCCTACACCCCTGATTATTATATCGAGCACCAGCATTATTTCCAGTCTGGAAAGAACTACTCAAGTGAAAGTCAGGAGATAGGGTTATGGTCTCATGGATTGACCAACCAATCGTATCAAGTATTTTACGGTAAGCTATATCCGTTCGTTATAGAGGTACCAGTACGTGAGCAGTATGTGAATAAGATCCTCACGAACTACCAATATAGGATGGATGCCAGAAGGTATCAGGATGAGGTTAATTACCAAATTCTTAGGACTACCGGATTCAATAAGGCATGGTTTTATAACGATACCAACAACAGTGGTGAGCTTCGGATGGTTATCGCTGACAAGAACGATATGAGCCAGCGGTTAAGGTATCCTGTAACCAATGACGATAGCCGTGAGATACTGGTGACGGAGGTTGATCAGAAGATAAATATAAATGACTATTTTAACGAGGTCAAAGACGATACTAATAACCTCCCGGTATGGATCAAGGATGTGAATGACATTGACCGGAAGATCGATCCTAGGGCTGTCGATTATCATCGGAGGTGGCGTGATCGTCTTCGTGGCGATTGGTTCTTGGCAAGGTTCGTGAATGACATTGAGAGCCGGTTCAAGATGATAGTTCGTTGGTTTAGTAATGAGGAGAAAATTTATTGATATTATGGCAGCAATAAAAACTAGTGGTAAAAAGAATGGCAAATGCCCTAAGTCAGGATGCATCAAGAAAGTAGGGAGTGATTGGCGAGTGGTTAGCAACAAGACTGGTAAATTATGGCCGGCCAAGTACAAGTCAAGGGATTCGGCTAAGAAAGCCTTAGCGGCTTATCATATGCATTGAGGATGTAGGCGGGTAGGTGATATGATCATGTACCCGCCTAATGTTTTAATCCGCATCTGATTATACTTATCTTTGTGAAAAAGAAGATTTATGGCAAAGAAGAACAAGCGGGAGGAGACCCCGTCATGGATAAAGGATTTATATAAGGAGGATCTTGATCGTGTCGTAAGAGGTGAGCGTCCCATGTATTTCAGGGGTATGGATGATAGTCCTTTGAGAAACGTGTCCCCGGAGTTTGATATCCTTAGCGGAGGGGCTGCCGTCAAGGGTATGAATGGGATAAGAGGTACATTGTCCCCGTTGAATAATGGCATGGGTAATTATAATTTCAGCCTCAGGGGTATAAATAAAAAGATCGGTGAGTTGGTTGATGAGGCGGGATTATATCTACCTGAGAAATTAAGACCTGTATATCGGACTGTGGTGGATGCTATGTCGAGTTCCAAGGATAAGGGGTTGGGTCATATCACGCAGCCGTTGGCCAACGCCCTGTACCCGGCGGACGAGCGGCGAAACCGGCGTCTGGACGGGGAGTATCCCGTTGGTTATGTGGATGCCATAGACGGCATATGGCCTAGGGATAAATATGGACTATGGGGAGAGAAGATCAAAGATAAGCAGGATGGAGGTCCTATAAAAGTTGATGGCGAATTTTATAAGAGACCAAGATATCTTATAGATTCTGTTGTCGAATCTATAGAAAAGGCTATGAAATCTCCAGCTAAGAAATTAGATAAATCCAATGGGATGGTTGATTCTGATGGAGATAAATGGTATAAGGCTATCAACCCAGGTATAGAGACCGATGTTAAATCGGCGTTATATCATGGTCCTGGGATATTAGGCAGGATGATGTTTGATATTGAGAGGGATGATTATGCCACTGATCATGAAGAGGCTTTATGGAAGGCGTATGCCACTGGTGATATATCAGGGTTGCCTAAGAGTGATGTTAGGTTTGAAGGAGATGATGATAATGCCCAATACGTTGGACTCCCGCAGGAACAAGCTAGAATGATACAGGCTTTAGCTGATACGATGTACACTAAGTTGAATAAAGAAAAGGTTAAGGGTAAGTCGTATAAAAATATATATGAAGATGAAGGCATGAGAAGGGCTGCCTCAGAAGATAACGATGTGGCTGAGATAATCATAAATAGCCCTAACGAGTGGGTTGTTGTTAATGAATCTCATTCTCCTGTAAGACTGAGAAAGAAAAAAGAGGGAAGTGATCGCAAGTATAAGTATACGGGTCTTGGAGGGTTGAAAAACTTTTCTGTTAGATGGCATCCTGATACCAGGGTCTTGGATGTTAAGGATGATTATGATTTTAAGAGGTTTGGTGTAGAGGGTGTTATCCCAGAGCGTGATACTCCTCTTAGGATAAGAGATAGAATAGTATTGCCTAAAGAAGGAAGCTATGCTTATAGAAATCCTGGGTATTTTGAATCTATAGGATATGATGATAAGTTTGATAAAGGAGGTGCTGTTGAGAATAATCTTCCTTATGGAGCTGGCAAATACGTTGTTGATCCTCGTAGATCAGATGATAGTAAGATGACTGTGTATGACGAGATATGGGACTACCTAACAGACAAGAAGGGTATACCACAAACTCAAGCTATTGGTATCTTGGCGAACATCGCCGCCGAGTCAGGAGGGGATACCGAAGCCCTAGGTGCCGCCGGTGATTTTGGCATCCAGCAATGGCTTGGGCCTAGAAAGAAAGAGCTACAGCGTAGGTACGGTAATAAGCCGACATTAACCCAACAGCTGGATTATCTTGTGGATGAGTATCAAGGTCGTGTACCGGGGCTAGGCTGGAACTACATGAACCAAGGCAAGTTCTTTGATAAGGACGCTCAAGGCAATATATATAATTACTATATGTATTCGAAGGCTGATTTTGATAACGCCACGAATTATAAGGACGCTACCGTGGCATGGAATCAAGGATACGGAAGACCCCTTGGATCGACATTAAGAAACGAGAAGCGGTTTGAGTTCGCTGATATGTTCTCCAATAGATACGGTGTCCCGGAGAACGAGCCAATGAGATACGAGTTCGGGCAGCGGGATTCTGGTACGGGAGACGGAGGCCAGCAGCCCGTGCCTGAGACGGTAGCCCCTGCCGATCCTTCTTTGGCTTCCCGCCCTACCATGGACAGCTGGTGGGAAAAGGAGGGTCAAGACCTGTTATATAAGATGCTAGCTCAATCCGGAGCCAATAAGAAAGCTATAGAGGACATCGCTAATAATATTAAGAATGATCCTCAATCAGAGGCGCAGATAGCGGAGGCTGAGCGTATGCGTAAGGAACAGGCGAAAAGGCAGTTGGTGCTTAATATGATACCGGGGTTGATGCTGAATATAAAAGGAATGTCGTCAATAAAATTCGAAGGAGGTCCTGTTGGGGATGATAAATGGTTTTATGATAAGGATCAACGAAAACGCATCGTGGACAAGCAAGAGGCGATAAGAGCATTAAGCAAGGAAAGGCATAAGATTCTAAATGCGTCAAGATCTGCTTTTCAACAGGGTCTTATAGATGAGGATCAGTTCAGGAGGATGAATAATCTTCCTATATTTAAATTGAGTGATAATATAAGAGGAGGCGGAAACAAGGATGTTGATCTCTTGAATAGTCTTTTTGATACAGCCATGTACGACACGTTTGGAGAATCTGTTAAAAAGGGGCCAGAAGAGGGTGAGATAAAAAGGAAGGAGAGGTTTTATCCCTATAAGCTTATGGCTGATACTTTACTTACAATAGGTGATATAGCCACAGCATCTCCTGGATTCTTGAGGTTAATAGAGAGATCAGGCGCTAGATTGTATCCGTTATTGAATAATATAGCCCATAGTAATTCTGTCCAAAAAATATCTGGTGTATCAGGAATAGGTGTCGATTCTTCTCAGATGGCACTAAGCCCGGATGATGATAATTTTTGGAATATACTAGGGGTGGCGGGTGCGGCCGCTGAATTGATAGGTGGTATGGATATATTAAGAAATACGAACGTGATGGGTAGGATCGGAAATAGATTGGATGATATTCTTGATATAGCTAATCCTGTCGTGACTTTAGGAGGGTTAGCTAATGATATATTGGACTAATTCGTTATATTTGTCTGTTTTTAAAAATATTTTAGTATGAAAAGGTTGTTGTTTTTATTTACTATGTTATTGACGCCATTCGCTTTGATGGCGCAAGAGGTAATCCCATCAGAAGGGCCTATTACTATTGATCTGACTACCTTTACCGGAATCATGGCTTTCGTCACGATGTCAGCCACTCAGCTAGCTAAGGTGGTTCCGTATATCGACACCCATAAGTGGGCTAAGATCCTATCGGCTGTAGTTATCGGCATGCTGGTATGTATCCTGGCTTGGGTTCTTCAGGTATCCCCGTTGTTAGTAGGGAGTAAATGGTGGGAAGCTCTGTTGTATGGGGTGGCTGTCGGGCTTAGCGCTGCTGGCTTCTATGACTTGGTGAAAGCGATAGGTTCGTTATTTGTGAAAAGGATCTAGCATCTTGTAATTATTTGAGATATGTAAAATTTCAAGATTTTATTATCTATAATATAGGCTATTATATTTTGTAATAATATTAGTATTGCTTATACTTGTGCGCCTACCTACTCATCACGAGCGGATAGGCGCATTTATTAATTTAAAACTTTTAGTAAAGGTATGAAAAGTAATTTGATTTTATCATCAGAGAGTAGGGAATTATTAGGTAGGAACATTTCTGTTATGTCCAAGGACGGGTTTGTATGCATAACGGAAGTTATGGAAGCCTTGAATGAAAAAACGTAAATCTATGGGGTTGGAGTCTAGAAGGCTTGATCATTTGTTTGCTACTAATGGATTTCAGGAAAAGATGAAAGCTCTTGTTAGGGAGCTGAGTATTAATGATATATGTACTGTAAGAAATCTTACGGTACAAAACCATGAATTGAAAATCAATAAGATAACCGATCTCAAAAAATACGGAATGGCTTACCGAAGAGGAAAGGGGGAGGGTCAGAAATGGTATGTAAATCCGTATTTTTTTGTTATGGTAGCATTGGAATTGGATCCAGAGATATACGCCAAGGTGATAATATGGTTGCATGATGGATTCATAGAGGACAGGAATGCCGCTGGCGAGGCTTATATCAAGATGAGTTCGGCCGTCGCCATGTTGGTTAGCGACAAGAGTCAGTTGTCTGATAAGATATCAAGGGTAGCTAAGGCTATTAATTTTATCGTCTTTAACAAGCATGAGAGTGGGATAAGGAATACGGCTACAAAGAATCAGTTAAACGACATAGTAGCTGTAGAGAATGTTATCACCGGGGTTATAGATGGTGGCTTTATAGATACTTATGATAAACTTATAGATTATCTTGGTCATGAGTGGAAAAAGAAGTGGAGCAATCCTATAACGTGTTTAAAAGATTGATATTAAAAAGACTCATCGTTGTGAAATGATGAGTCTCTATTTTTTTAAACTATCTTTGTGTCAGAACGAAATTAATTTGATATGAGCAAGTATGTAATCAAGAGGAAGATACCTAAATATCAAGATGCCGGGGAAGTTGATCCTGTCATGCCCGGTAATGTTGTTGGTCTTCAGGGTCTTGGAGTGGAGCCTTTGGTTTCGTCTACCCGGATAGGATTTGATATTCAGCAGCCTGATATTAATACCATTGATACAAGTGATTTGAGCGCTTTGGTTGACAGTAATAAGAAGGTTGATAAGTCTGGTAGTACGGATGTTTTTGATTTTACCACCATCCCTTACTATGGCGCTGATGATATAGGGTCTAGATTCACTCAGATGGGTCGTGGTATAGGGCGTATGAGAAGTGAGGGATATGGAGATTTATCCACTAGGGCTAAAACAGCTAATACGATAACCACCATAGCCTCAGGAATTAGTGGTATCATGGGATTGGCTCGTAACGTGGTTTCCGGGATAGCGTCTGAGAAAGGTACTCGTACCAATATCAGGTTGGCTCAGGAGCGTGAGGCCAGACAAAGAAGGCAATCCCAGATGCAGTACAAGGATGGTGGGGGTGTTTATCTAGGGCCTAATAATAGGTTCGATAGCGGAAGCCTTACCGGTGAGTACCTGTATCCGTTACCTAAGTCGATGGAAGATCAAGCCAACGTAGAGGTCGAGAAGGGTGAGTACGTGACGCAGCCCGGAGAGGCGCCGATGGTGGCTATGGGGCAGAAGCACGCCGATGGTGGAACCCCCGTTTCCTTGGAGCAGGGAACGAAGGTTATTACCGACGACACAACCATAGAGCCGGATTTCGCTAAATACATCAGAGATACGTATGGGATCAAAGCCACGCCTAAGGATACGTATGCTACGTTAATGGACAGGTATAAGGCTAAGATCGGTCTTAAATCGGCTTACGATGATCAGAAAAAGGCGCTGGAGAAGCTGAAGAAAAACGATAAGATAGATGACGAGAATACAAGGCGTTTAAACGCCTCCGTATTATCCAAGGCTATAAATGATAGCAACGATATCGTTAATGGATTAGAGGGAAGATTTACGGACTTCGCTAACGTCATATACAAGGAGCAGGAAGACCGGAAGATAAAGAAGGATGAGGATACGTATTTCGCTAAGGGTGGTGAAATAGATAACATCATATCCAGATCCATGAAAGAATACGGTCTTACGGAGGAGGATATAGCTGAGGCTAAGAAAGAGCTGCTTAAGAAAGTGGCTGGTATTCGCCAGAAGATGGAGATAGGAGGCGCGTCTTTGTTCGGTCGTAAATTAACTTTCCGCCCGATCGAGAATAGGTTCAACAATGATCCTAACTATTTCGGTTATCAACGCCAAGGAACTGATGGCTCTTATGGAGGTATTAATACGGATGAGAGGTTGAATTATTATAAGACATTCAATCCGGTCGCTTACGATGCTTATATGGGAGCTTCAGAGGGCGCTAGGGCTAGGGCGTTGCAAGACGCTATCTACGGTCAGACAAGTAGCTGGATGGGCTTGGCTACGGCTGAGAACCCGATCATCGCCAACGCCGAGGCGCTTCGGGATTACACGACGCTCGTTTCCTTTGGCGGTGAGGATAGTCAAGGTAATTACCCGGAAGACAAGAAAGCCGCATATCATGATAGGATGAGAGACAATAAATTAGGTTTGTTTACCACATCTCGCCCTATGATCGGTCTAGACGTTGTTACAGAGGAACAGCATAAGGCTCTTAACGATGCTGGTATCACCCATTTTAGCCAACTATTCTCTGACAAGAACAAGGATGTCGTTAATAAGATACTTGGCGAGGATATGCTTAAGATGCAGGCATTGAGATCCATGAAAGGAATGGAAGGTCTTGATTTTATACTTGACCCTCATAAGGTGGCTCCCGGTCCTATGGATATAGGTGATGTGGAGGATCCTGATGTTAAGTTGGATATGCCTGAGCTGATTGATCCTAATACACTCCCTAAGACCAATACAAATGCCAGTACTAACACCGGTAAGACTAATAATGGTAACGGGAACAGGAATATAGTGGGTGGTGGCCTTGACTTCCCTGAGGTGTTCAGGATGACTCCGGGAGCCGTGACAACGGAAGGTCTGGAAAGGCATTACGCTCCTACCGTGGATCCGGTGTTGAGATCGGCTGATCAGTATATGGTTGAGGCCAATCGTGCTTTCCAATCACAATTGGATCAGATGGGTAATGTCCCGGATTCCCAGAGAGGGGCTTTATCATCCAACTTACAGGCTATCATGAGTTCCAATATAGGTAGATACATTAATGAGGTAGAACAAGGGAACGTGGCTCAAAGAACTTGGGCTGATAATATAAACGCTCGCACTTGGGCTGACACGTATGATAAGAATATAGCCCAACGCCAAGCTTATCAACAACGGATATTGCAGGGGTTGGCTATTAATGACGAGAACTGGGCTAGGTATTTCGATAGCGTAAATGATGAGATCCAGCAGAAGTGGAATACGGCTACGACCATGAATACATTAAGGTCTATATTCGGGGATGTAAAGATCGGTTCTAATGGGCAGTTGATCGCTGATCCTCAAGGAGATATATTGAGTTATAGGAGATTATATCCTGCTCAGGAAGTAACTAAAGGCAAGAAAGGATAAAGGATGGCTTCACAATATAGTATATTAAGGAATTACGGCAAGTACGTATCACCCTACAACATGGATGTCATGATGCAGGGGATGGGGTACATGCAGCAGAAGATAGATACCAATCGGCAGGCTATAAACGAGTATGCTGATTATATTATCAATTCTGACATTATAAAACCTCAGGACAGGGAATATCTTCAGAACAGGTTAAATGGATTGATACAGGACGTGAATAACGTGTATCGTAAATCTAATTTGGCTTCTGACGGTATAGCCAGAAGTATACAGGCTCGTCTTGGAGAAGCTCTGGATACCCGTGTGTTGAATGCTATTGCCGGTACTAGGGAGATCCGGGCTTTTAGCGAGAAGATGGAGGATATGAAGCTGAACAATCCCAAGATGTATAGTCCTATAAACGAGGCTGAGGCTTTCGCCGATGCCGTGGCTTGGATGAATGACGGTCAGGTAGGGACACGTCTTAATCCTATACATTATACCCCTTATACGGATTATCATGCTGAGATTGATGAGAAGATGAAGAATTTCATCTCCCTTAACAAGGGGAAGAAAGTCAATGTACCGGTGACTGATGCCAATGGTAACAGGACGGGCGAGATGCGTGAGATGTATATAGATGAGATGAGTTACGCTCAGGTCAGGGATATAGCCATGGCTTCTATATCTGAGAACGGTAAGGCTCAGATGCAATTAGAGGGAAGATATATGGCTAGAACGAATCCTGACTTATTTAATGTTCAAAGCACCTCAGATTTCCTTAAAGGGTATATTGATGATTTCAGTGTCAAGGAAGAATCCATACGAGCCAAGCTAAAGGGCGTTGGCAATGACAAGGCCAAGAGGGCTAAGTTGGAGTCGGAGCTGGCGGATATTATCAAGCAGAGAAATGATTTCGTGGAGGAGGCCGAGGGCGTTATCGGTAGCAACTACAGCCCGGAGCGAGCCGGCATGTTCATGGTACGACAGCAGTTCCTTCGTGGCGTCGGGCTGAGATGGTCTTATAATAACTCATACGAGACGTTGGGTGTTGATGATTATTATTTCAAGGCTAATCAGCAGATGATTGAGAGAGCTAAGTTTAATGAGACAAAAAGGCATAATCTAGCCATGGAGAAAGCAGCGTTGATGAGAGCCAGCAAATCGGGTAAGTCGGAGAATGGAGGTGGCGGAGGTGATGACACGACCGGGCCTACCGTGGTTACCAAGAGCGCAAACCTTGACGATGTGAGCATAAGCGATGAGTTCATGAACGGGTTCATAGCCAACGAGAAGGCGGTGACTACCGGCATGGGTAATTTCGTTAAGTCATTATCAGATGACGCTAGAAGGAAGATCGACGCATGGGCGTCTGATCCTGAGAATAGTAACGTGGTCAAGGATATGGATAACGATCAGGTTATCATGGCTTATTTCAAGGCCAATGGAGGGTCAAGGAACGAGTTGCTTGATTACAATGGTCAGGATAGTTATTTGAAGCTTCTTGGATTAAATACCCAAAGAGGGAAGTATAATAAGATCAATGATGGATTCAATAAGGCGAGCAATGCTGTTTTGGATGGTATTGATACTATAATTCAGAGAGAAGCTAGATCGGACAGTGGGTCAGGTATAGATATTAGTTATGGATTCGGCACATTCAATCTTGGAGATATTAATAACAATGGCGATAAGGTTTTTGATATAAATGGTATAAACGATATAACATTAAATGATTGGAGTAAGTTGTCCGCTTACAGCTCTTTGTTAAATGATAATATAAATACTATTAATTACGGTGTTGAAGGAGAAATGCCTCATGTATCAATGGATTCGGGTCAATCAGGTGTCTTATTGGATCGTGTGAATGATTTAATGGGAACGTCTTTTTCGCTTGATGATATTGAATCTATAATGTCTCTTGCCGTATCTGGGGCTAGTAAGAATAAGCACATTGAGGAAATAAGAGATAGGTTTGCCGGGGATAACAGGGCGATCGCTGTCGCTACCGCTATATATGATGAGGCTCATAAAGAGAGGAATGATTTATTAAGACATAAATGGAGTCGTGGGGATTTAGGTAGGATCGCTGATGACGCTAAACGTGCTGGCGAGGATTACCTGAGACAATATCGTCATGAGTATGCCGAGCGTGAGTATATCTTCTCCGGTGATTATCCGTCTAAAAGTCAAGAAGAGAAAGATTATATAAAGGTTAGTGACCTATTTACCCGTGGTGGCGGTTTTATTCCTAAGGATAAGGATAATGCCAATACGAAGATAACGTTTACCATATCCCCTATAGGTGATGGTAATTATCAGATCATTGGCAATAATGGAGGTGATGGTCGATCTGTTGTTGAGGTAAGCGAGGCTGATCTGGCTGCGAATAGACTTACTTTCTACAAAGAGGATGTAAGCATCCCGTCCGAGACCTATGATTCCGGTGTCGTACCCATATCTTTCGCCAGCTCAAGCAACAACGCTTATGGGAAGATGGCTAAGTCATTGTTGGTAGCTTCATTCGCTTACGCTAGCGGGGCCAAGGACACGGTAATGCCTTATATAGATATGTTTACGAATATAAATGACGGTAATATCAGGAAGAATCAGATGATGATCGCTACTGACGTGTTGTTCGATAACGCTTCTATGTACGAGTTAAGGGCTTCCGGATATAAGTATAATAATGGTTCTTCTGGGATAAATGTTGATATATATAGCAAAGGAGGGGCTAGAGAGGGTAATACCCCGTTGTATTCAATTGATCTGGATGGCGTTAACTATGCTGATGAGGTAGCAAGGAAGATCGACTTCTGCCCGCAGTATTATTTGGTCATGGCATGGCAACAGATACTTAGCAAGGAGAATGAGGTGTATTGGAGGAGCGAGGGAAGATCTACTACTGATGATTTCGAGAGCTTCATCTCGCCCATAGCTGATATGATTGATCAGGAGATAAGAAACAGGAATAACGGAAATAGTGGAAATAATGGAAACAATGGAAATCTATAATAATACCTCTAACGGAAAGGATCTTGCCGAGAAGTACAGATATCCTACCATAAACGTAGATAATATAAAGGCTATTGGTACGGATCCCTATGATATACCGGATCGTGACCTGCCTCCGGTATTGGATCCGTATTCCGCTTCCGAGAGATCAAAGTCCCAGATACCGTCATTGTCGGAGAGGATCAAGAATACTGTTAAGACAAATTATTATGATGATATGAAACATATGTCCCCATTAGGATATATAGCTTCTGATCAAAGCTATAAGGGCAGGTTTAATCTTACTGGTCCGGAGATATCGTTGGAGGATTCAAGGTATCGACTTAGTAGCGGTACTTGGATACCTAAATACGAGTCTTATATCCCCGGTGTAGATAACGACACACGTTTATCTAGGAGTCAAGGTAGGACTGAGAAATGGATGAGAGGTTTGGGGAAATTTGTAGGTAAAGCCGCTTTGTATGGATTAGGTGGTGTTATTCAGCCTTTTTATGGTATTTACGCCGGTGTATCCAGAGGTAATTTTAACGCTGTTTTTGATAACGATTTCACGAGATGGTTGGATGATCAGGACAAGAAGATGGATTACGGTCTTGCTCATTATTACAATCGTGAGGAGCGGGATATGAATTTCCTTCAAAGCATGACCACGGCTAATTTCTGGTTTAACGATTTTTTATCCGGTCTTGCTTTTACCGCTGGAGCCATGTTATCGTCAGCCGTATATTCCGGCGCTGGATTGATGAACTTAGCTCGTACGGGAGCTAGGGCGGGCGTGGCTTTGGCTAGGATAGGCAAAGCGGCTTCGGATACCAAGAAAGCGTTCGGCGTCTACCTTAGGGCCGCCCGTACGGGACGGAGGATAGGCAAGGGACTGGACACCCTCGCTTTCCTTGGCGCATCTACCTCGTGGGAGGCGTCTGTCGAGGCCAGAAGTATGCTGATGGAGGCTGAGGAGAATTTCAGGCAGTCTTACCGTAACGCTTATGGAAGGGAAGTCCCATATGAGGAGCTTATGAAGTTCAGGGCTGATAATGCCAATGCCGCTAATGCTGTATTCGCCGCCAACGTCGGCATATTGTCATTATCCAATATAGCTATGTTCGGCGATATGTTCGGCATGGATCTTGGTGTGGATAAGTTCATAAAACGCAATATATTTGGCGTAGGTGCCGAGAGGATGGATAACGGTACGTTAAGAGCCATAACACCAAAGAAATGGCAGAAGGTAGCCGGAAATACGTTCAATATCATCAAGCGCCCAGTGTCAGAGGGTCTGTATGAGGAAGGTCTTCAGGGAGTGGCTAGTAGGTCCGCCAAGGATTGGGTAGAATCAAGATACAATCCTATGGCTATCCGGCAGAATATAGGCTATATGGAGGCTATAAAGAATGGGTTCAAGGAGACGTACGGGTCTAGCCAAGGATGGAAGGAGATCGGTATCGGTATGATTATCGGATCGATTATGGGTGGAAAGACTATTGGGGGTATAAAGGAATGGAGCCAAGACATGTCCCGGAACAAGGGGATGGTGGAGGCCTACAACGCCAATGCCGGCGCCTTGACCACCGCCGCTGTCCGTGCTATTCGTGGCAGTATGGCTCTTAACGCTCAATTATCTGGTGTAGACACATCGTACGAGAGTGATGGTAGGATCATAAATAAGGATTTTAGTGACGCCGTATTCAATCGTCTCCGTTATGATTCGGAGATGGGGATGTTGGATGATACCAAGGAGAATTTCAGGACGGTAGTCGAATCTATACCTAATAGCGATATAGCGTCCGATATGAATATGACGGATGAGCAGGTTAATGAGTATAAAGCCGATCTTGTCAACGAGTTTAATAAGAAGGTGGATAATTTTACCATGGCCAACAGATTCGCCGACTCACTTACTGAGGGTATCCCGAACAGGTCTTTTAACGCCTATATCTCCAATATGGTATATAACGGTATTGAGGCTAAGGATAATTTGAATGATATCACCAATCAGTTAAACAGGATATATAAGACGGGTATAGGTGATGCCCTTGATATATACTCTCATCTTAATCCTGATTCAAGCAAGGCTCTCGAAAAACTCCGGAAGCTGACGAATGATATACGGAAGATGGAGAGGAATATCTTAAATACTCAACAAAAGGTTGCATCGAAGGAAGCAATTGAGTCTGATAAGACTAAGTTGGCTGAGGAGAATGATAGGCTTCTTAAATTGACGGAAGAAAGAATTGCCTTGGAGAGAAAGTTAAGCACGTTGATTAATTCAGATGTGGATATATCTAAGTTATCTTTAAATGATAATGATTCTAAGATTAGCGTCTCAGATCTTATGGCGGCTTATGAGACTATAGTTGATTTTGAGAATGCCGTGTCTACCCGTGGGGTCGATAATCATAAAGAGGCCATGGCGTTGCTTAGCGAGTGTCGTCATAATCTTGTGGCTTATAAGAATATAAACGAGTCTCTTCGTCGTATGCGTGACAGAAGATTCATCCGGGCGCAGGAGCGCGGGTTCATGAAGATATTGTCGAACGCATGGGGTAAGACTTATGAGGAGGATGATAGCAAGTATGATTTCAGGAATACTGATAATCCTGAAGCAAACGCCCTTTACGCTAATGATCAAGCCATAGACAAGGCTTACCAAGATGGTCTTATAGGAGAGGATGAGGCATTTATGTTCAAGACATATAATCATATGATAGCCAGATCTATGGAGAATGAGATTAAGGCTGATGAAAGTAATATAGTTGAGAGGGTTCCTGATGATGAGGATATTATAAATCCTTCAGATGATAGAGCCAATGATATAGCCATAAAGATCTGGAACGGTAATGAGGATATTTTATCTCCTAGGGAAAAGCAGATATATGATAACAATAAGGATCGTATTAATAATCTTGTAAAAGGATTTGGCGATAATCCTATAGCTAGGATAAATAGGGCTAAGTCAATGATAGATAGATTAAAGATCAATGATAATGTATCAGATAATATTAAGGATAATATTGATGATATCATAAATGTGAATATTAATGGTCTTGATCAGGATCGGGTTAAGGAGGCTATAAAGACCTATAACGATCTTATGAATGAGGCTGACAATGGCAATGAGGTTGACCAGGATAAGCTTAATGAGGCTATTGATATTATCAATAATTATTCCGATGGTCCTCTTCTTCAATTCGTGGAATGGATGAGGTTGTATGATAACGGAAGTATAGCTGTCAAGGATTACGATAAATCCATACCTATGGGTGATGTCCTCACAGAGAGCGAACCCGGGACATCCACCGGCAGGACGGAAGTTAACGCCGCCCAGAATCCGGTGGTGTTGATGGCTCAGAAGAGAGAGATCGGTGGGGTTATGTATTATGAAGTTGGCGGAATGAGACTTGACAGGTTTATGGACAGTCTTGGGCTTAAAAGATCTGATGCCACTGATACTGATAATGGAAGGGTGATGGATTTCACCAACGGAACCGACATATTTACTGTTATAGAGTCAGATAACCACTCAAGATGGATGATTAGCGAGGATGACGCTCAGGCTTTCGAGAACGCTACCGGTGTCATATTGGGGCGGCAAACCGCCTTGTCGACCTCCATCTGGTTCATGGTGTATCGCAAGGGGCAGGATGGATCTATTGTCCCTTATTATACGGGTGATACGTTTGGATCTAACAACGAGTCGGTGAATCAGGAAGCAGCGGCTAGCCTTCGCAAGGGTGATATGGTAAGGTTTAAGATGGATATGTCAGATCCATACACCAAGGGACTGTATGATAAATACAATAGACTTAACGCCGTTGATCCTAATTCTGATGAGACTAAGTCGGCTTACAGAGAGCTGGTTGATAATATGGTTATTAAGATCGTGGATAGTGATGGTAATTTTGTCTCGGTGCTAAAAGCCAATGACCCGGACTCAAAAGGGAGTAACGCTGATTTAAGGAGTATGGCCTTTGAGTTGTATAGGGATAATGTAGGATCTGTCGCTGGCGAGATTGATATACCGTTCGTAGGCACAGTTACCAGTGTTTTGCCGGGAAGACCTAATTTTAGCATAAGTGATGATAATGGTACGTTGATGGTATCCGAGAATGACTTTACCAATGAGACGGTTGGTAAGGTCGAGAGCGTAGGATATATAGAGAACGGGGAGGTTACGATGAAGGATAATATTAGGTATAACATATTCCCGTTCTGTACGGCTATCGTTAGGGACAAGTATGGTAATTATAAAAATTCGCGTATCCCGGTTGTAGCTATAAAGACAGGAAATGGAAGAAATTACCTATACCCCGTAAGATTGAAAAATCAGGATATATCATCATTTTCATCTATGATCGGATCGATGGCTGATAGGATTATGGAGGGTCTAGGCGGAGGCGTAAGTATTGATGATATAATGGATCTTAATAACGCTATAGCCAGATCCGGGTTGGATAATAAGACATATATGATTCCGTTGACGGGAGACGTGGATGTTATCAAGAAACGGCTAGGGGCTGTCAAGGAAGCGGCTAGTAAGATGCCTATGACTACTGACGTAAGAGGATGGATAGGCGATTCCAGGACTAAGGAGGATATTTTGATGAATGACGTTACGATCAACATTGATCTTAATAACGATCCTTTCATAGCTCCTAAGTTCAGGATGAGTATTAGGAGGGATGAGACGTTCTTCGAGGATGCGGAGACCCCGTTCGTCAACCCGTCTGGTCTCCAATCGGGATCCGTCTCGCCTACGAAGGCTGCCGAGGACAAGTCTTTGGTTTCCGACGGTAATGTAGTATCCGGAGAAAATGAGGCGGAAAATCCTTGCTAAATTAAATATCTTGACTTATCTTCGCGGCGTCAGTCCATCACCTGACGAGCAAGATATTTAAAAGTTGGTCCCTGTCGGGTGTGTGATGGCCCCGGTGGGGACTCTTTATATTATGCAATTAGATGCTTTTTTACACCGGAAAATTATGCAAGACCTACGCATCCAGCGAGTAAAGGTCTTGATGATGTTATACACCAGTAACTATTTTGTCAATGTCAGACAAAAGCAGTTGCTTGATCATACATACGCTTTAAGCAGGGATCAGGCTTTTGACTATATGACTGAGTTCAATAAAAGGCTTAGTGATAAGGTTGGTATAAAATGTACGATGGATGTACTTCTGCCTACCGATGATGATAATGCTAATATCATAATCGAGCACAATGGTATTATCAAGAAGTTGATGAAGGAGGCCGAGAAACTGGAACTTGATACCGATGCTATCAAAGCCATGATGCGTGATCTTCTTGATGAGTTGAAGGATGATATTGATCTTAATATCCTGATATTTGACGTAAGCCAGTTACTTATAAAATACAATCTATTTAGGTTGGAGGCTATAACAGAGCAGGAGTTCAAGAACTCTTTTGTCAGAATGGATAGCAGGAATATGGAGATAAAGAAACTAACTTTATCTGATATCAAGAAGGTGGTGATGATGATGGAGGATAGGTATGATTATGCATTGTATATGACAGAGGAATATAATTGATTACATTTTTTGTAAAAATATATCCTGTTTGTTTGTAGTCTCAAAATGAGGTCTTATATTTGCGGTGTCTATCCGTTGCTAGACCAGAAGAAGATATTAATATCGCTTAGGCGTAGGCGATAAATGAGAGTCGCCAGTGGAGTAACGGACGCTGGTGGCTCTCGTTGTTTTTATATTATGGATAATAATTTAAAATTGTTTGAGAATCCTGATTTTGGGGATGTGAGAGTATTGTTGGATGAGAAGCATGAACCATGGTTTGTAGGTAATGATGTAGCTAAATGTTTAGGGTATGCAGATCCTAGGGATGCTGTAAGAAGGTTGGTAGATGACGAGGATTGTAAAATGCTGAGATTGTCAGAAGATAGGGAGGCCTACGATTTCACCCCTATTCACAATCAATATGTTAGCCAGATAAAGATTATTAATGAGTCTGGTATGTATACTTTAATTATGTCATCTAAGAAGGAGTTCGCCAAGAAATTTAAAAGATGGGTAACATTGGAGGTTCTTCCTTCTATTAGAAAAACAGGTTCTTATTCTATGCCATCTAACAATATGCCATCAAAGAATGAACTTCCATCTGATTATATAGAGGCATTAGAGGCTTTGCTTAAATCGGAAAAGGAGAAGCGTGCGTTAGCTGAGGCGAAGAAAGCGGCAGAGGAGGCCAAAAGGATATCTGATAATATCATTAAAGAACAAGCTCCTATGGTTGAGTTCGCTAAGACAGCCGAAATAGCCCAAGAGACAGATATGTTGATCAGAGAGGTTCGGGAGAAGTTGGAGGCTCATGGTTATGATATAGCGGAGAAGAATCTCCGGATATTGCTTGAGGATAATAAGCTCTTCGCTAAAACCGGTAAAAGATGGTTGTTATCCCAAAGGATGATAGATCGTGGTTATGCTCGTTACAGATATCGTGATGACGATGAGTTTTATGGAACTAACACTGTTTATGTGACTCCTAAGGGATTCCAGTGGATCGTGTCTAAGATATCCAAGGAATGGATGCCTAGGTTCTTGGAGTTGAAAGGTAGGGTTCTCGGTAGATCAGATAAAGATATTTTCGCTAAACGATAAATTCCATTTTTATAATTTAGGATTGAGTTTTTGCCTGTTCGTGAGGATCGGCAAAACGATTTGTACTTTTTCAGTAGAAACATAAGGTTTATTATTATTGTTATTTGGCTCCCGTCCGCTCGTGAGAGTAGGCGGGATTTTTATATCTTTGTGTCAAAACGATTTAGTAATGGGCAGATCTTGTTATGTTATAAAAAATAAGGAGGGTGGGATAGATAATGTCCTTGCCCCGAACGACCAACCATCCGGGTTATACCAAATGGCTATGGAGGTGCTGGGCGACCAGAAGCAGGCCTTATCGGTCTGGGGTACGGCCTACTCCCCCGACTTCGTGTCCTTTTTTGGCGACTGGATGTCCATGTCATCAGAATATGATCTGGATAGTAATGGGGAACCTAGGTATGATGATGTCATGTCCTTTATCAAGCGGAAGAACTATTTCGTCGGTAATTTCATGGCCGATGAGGTTAAGGATATCAATAACACCCTTACTTCCTTGGGGGTTGATAATATCAATGATCTTAATGATATGATTGTATCTAATTTCCTCTCAGGCGGTGATATATTCCTCAATAGGTACAATCTTGGGCGATCCGGGATGTATGACGCCGATGAGATTGATAATATCATGACCAACAGATCGGCGTATGAGCGGGTAAGGGATATGATGAGGAGGATTGTCGATTTTATGTCTGACGGGGATCTTAATGAGAAGGATATGTATTTCCTATCCTCCGAGTCAGGCCTTGGTGATGATTATATGATATATGAGGATACATATGACTCGTTAGGAAAGAGAAGGGGCTTGAATCCAATAGAGGTAAGGGATACGATCATGAGGGCGGTAGGCGGTATCAGCGACCGCCGGGAGTTCGATCAGGCTTTCGCCTCCATCCCATACCCTTCCTTGGCACTCCGGTATCAGGAGGATCAGGATTACGCAGATCGGATGTATGACACGTATCGTAATATGACCCGTATGGAGGTTCGGAGTCAGAACGGAGATACGATTACCGACTCGTACCTCAATAGTACCACACCGTATATCAGTATGCCTAAGGATATGAAGGGTCTAAGGGATAAGGTTGGGGAGATAATCGATATGGATGATTTTAAGGACATCAAGGACGTTTCCGGACGTCTGTATGACATAGCTATGGATCTTGCCGACATGGGCGTGGATATAAGCGAGGCGATCAGCGATGAGATGGTTATATCCAGACCGGAGGATATCCGTGATCTTATGGCGTCGCTGGATGTCATGTTATCTTCCATACAGGCAGGCAATTCGGTATACGATAGCTTTATCTCCGATCTTGATAGGATAACAGGAAAAGGGAATCCGATATACGAGGTTCAGGATACTTATTCTACCAGTGATAGGATGGTGTATGTAAGGTCCGGGAATACATCCCCTTCCGATATGTATGATAGGAGCATGTTGTATATGGGTAGGAATACGTACCATAACACAGCCCCGATAACCGACACCGATCAGGCCTATGAGATGTTGGCCGATATCGGGATAGAGCGGCCCTCGTACTTGCCGGCTGGCGTGGTTCCCGCCGGGGCTTCCCGTTCCGATATTGACGTGATCAAGGATAACATAAAGAAGCTAGTTATGTCCAACATCTCATCCTCGAATACTGAGAACATGATCCTTACCAGATTGATATACCAGCATCCCGTAACCCCTAAGATGGATGATGTCGATATTGATCGGGAGTTCAGGAGATACGAGGCTAGGCAGGGAAAGGATCGGGATTTTATCAAATCCTGTACATCGTTGAGGAAGATCCAGATCAAGGAAAGGTTAAAAAAATCGGATTTATATAATAATGTCTTACGTTTCCTTGATTTTAATGGATTTTATAATGTATCTTTGAATCACCATGACAGAGGTACGTTAAAAAGCATGGAGATGTCGTTGCCGGAAGGTCAGGTAAGGGATCTTCTGTTTGACGTGGCTATCGAGTCCGGTGACAGTAGCATGAGAAACCTTTTCTATCTGGATAGACAGGATAGGATGATGGATGCCGGGTTTTATAGGTATCTGTACCAAAGGAATCCGGGCCTGCTCCGGGAGGTCAACGGCGGTGTCGAGGCGAGACCGGACGGTTCGTTCTTGGCTCGTGGGAGGTATGATGATTTCGTGTCATTCCAATCCGGCTTATATGAGAAGATAGGTGAGACGGTTGATGGTGCGATATACAGGTTCGTTGATGATCTTATATACTCCGATCCATCATCATATCAAGAAAACATGGTACGAAGGATGGGTGACGTTACGGTAAGGAGTGACGATAACCGCCTGTCAAGGATAGAGGATAATCCCTCATCCAGTAAGATAGTTAATGAATACACTGCTAATACAAATAAGTTGATGCGAGATTTTTCGTGTAGTTAATCTCTCTTTGACGTCGTGAGACGTTTTCTTTCGAGCATTGAAACATTGAATTTATGGATTTGCATGAATCCGGGCCGTAGTGATACGTTCCGGATTTTTGTCTTGTACCGGTTCTTATTAATACCAATTGCATGACATGACGTGCTTTGATGATGACATATATCACGATCCTAGGATTATTAATTTTTGAACTTTGTAACGCCCACTATCAGGTGGGGTTATTATTAATTCAAAAATAAATAGACATGGGTACAAGTGGAGACAAAATCGTGCTGTTAGACGGCATGGGTTCCGGGAGCGGTAGCGCCGCTAATGGTTTATTATCTATGATTCCGGGTATGTTTACCAGCCTTTTGGGTGGTAATAAGATGGATCCGAATCTAGTCGCGGCGTTGATGAACGGTCGTAACAACCAAGACCAGTTCGGAGGAGCCAACGGCTGGTGGTTGTGGATCATCGTCCTATTCTGGTTATGGGGCGGACGTGGTTTCGGAAATGGTTTTGGTGGTAATGGAAATGATTGTTGCGCTAACGGTCTTCCGGCTCAATTGAACAACGACTATGGCCGTGAGCTATTGATGCAGGCTATCCAAGGTAACAGAAGCGCTATCGAGCAGATCGCTAACGCCTTGAACTGTACTACTACTCAATTGCAAAGCGCTATCTGTAACGTGCAAGGCGCTATCGATAAGGTAGCTGGTCAGGTAGGTATGACTTCTCAGGCTGTTATTAACGCCGTACAGCAACAAGGATGTGAGATCGGTAACCAGATTAGCTCCTGCTGCTGCAATTTGAGTTCTTTGATCAACCAAAGCACGTGCGCTACTCAAAATATGATAACGCAGCAAGGCTTTGACAATCAATTACGGACGTTAGAGCAAACCAATGTTCTTCAGAGTAACATCAACCAAGGATTGACAAACAATCGTGAGCAGGCTACTACGCAGTTCAATATCTTGAGCGCTAAGATTGATGCTCAAACAACCTTGATTAATGATAAATTCTGTTAATTGGAAATGCGTGAGATGCAGAATACGATCAATCAGTTGCGTGATGAAAGGTCGGCTTACCAAGCCTCCGCGTTGACTCAGCGACAGACTCAGAATTTGATCAACCAGTTGAGACCTACCCCTGTGCCGGCTTATCCTTCATGCTCTCCTTACCAGACTTATGGATGGGGTCAAGCATTTTATGGAGGTAATTACGGATGTGGGTGCAACAATGGATGCTGCAACAACGGAAACGCCGCTATTTAACTCTATAAAGGAAGGAGGCTATTATGGCTTGTGTTTCTAAAATAGGGTCTCTTTATGAGTTGGTCACGAAGAACGTGGTAGTGACTACTACCAACACCATCTTCGGCATCAACCCAAGGATATGGCTGTCCTTGCCATGCGAGGGCCTTCTGCTGCTGAAAATCCGGCAGGTGGTTCCGACAACAGGCGAGACATTGCCAGTACAGATAGCTATTCCAGCGAACAGCACCGTATCCACGGTAGGTGATGACACATGCTGCCCGGTAACCGGCGTGGCTGTGGTGAATCCGATCAACGTGGCTGTGACCGGAGCGGCTATGGTTAACAACACCGAACGCCTTGTTTATTTCAACAAGGTAAGGGGTGTATTGAGGCTCATGGATTGCTGTGTGCCTACAACTTCCGCCTCGGCGTCGGAGACGACTGTTGGTGAGGAATAGGTTAGATTGGATGTCTAATGGGAGGGTATTCCCTCCCGCTTAAAAATCGAGATATGTTTAGAGACTTAAAGAAAGGATTTCAAGTATATACGCTGGATACGTCCGATGTTCCGGTGTTCAGGATGGGGAATGTGGTTAACGTGTCCGAGCCTAGGTTCCAGCAACCCCAGATGGGTCAGATGGGGCAATATCAGCAACTACAGGATAGGGTGATAGACCTTACCGTGGAGATAAACGGATCCTCCATGACCTACGTCGTTCCGGAGGGTAGGGATGTCGCTATGTCCAATAACATAACTTTGGCCTGCTCGGTCGATCCGATCATGAACCAGCTTAACGCCGCTAAGAGAGCTAGCTCCGATATTCTCGATAGCATCGATAAGCACAGGAGAACGCTAGAGGCTTGTGATTCGATCCTTGAGGAAATCAATCCGGCTTTTAAGCAGACTAAGGATCAAGACCGAAAGATTAAGAATCTTGAGGAGAAAGTCGATAGGATGGGATCCTCTTTCGATGAGCTAAAAGAGTTGTTAATTAAAAAATTAGGTTAATATGAGAGTTATAGATTTAGGCAACGGCCAAGAGGAATATGATGATGAGATCTATGATCGCAGAGGCGGCCGTGGACGTAGCAGACGTTCAGATGGGACTTACATGGGTTATGGTGGTGGAATATATGACCATTATGGCAAGGAGCATGACGGTAGGATGGATGAGCTAGAACGCCGTGAGCGTGATCTCGAAAGGCGCGAGAGGGAGCTGGAACGTGATGAGCGTGAGCTTGAGAAACGTGAGAGACTCCATGAACGAGAGGATGAGATGTATCGCAGGGGATGGTTCGGTGAACGTGGCATCCGTGACGAGTACGAAGGTACCGAACCGTATATGCGCAGGGGACGCAGGAGTCGTTACTACTGAGGAGCAGACGCTGATGACCCGGATTATAAGCGGTATATAGACACCCATGGATATCACTTTTCCAAGGAGTTGGCTAGGGAGGCCGCTGATAAGATGCTTAACGCCGATGGGTCCAAGAGAAGATGGACGATGGAGGACGCTAAGCAGATGTTCGATAAATGCGGGGCCAAGAAACCTGATAACGCCACTTGGGGGGATGTCCAATATCTGTTCGCTATGTTTTATAGCGACTACTTTCCTAAGGTATTGGACTGCGACCAGAAAATAGTCAAGGCTGTCTTGGCTTATCTGGAAGACCCTGACGCCCCGGAAGGGACGGCGTTCGTAAGGTATCTGGCGGTGCGGTGCTTCGTCGGTGACACAATCAAATGGAGTGAGATGATATAAGACTGATACAACGTTGGAAGAACCCTGTCGGCGATAGAATACCGATGGGGTTTCTTTTTGCCCGTAACTTTATTATGATTACATTTGTTCGAGGTAGATCTTTTGTTCATAGGAAGGGTGGGCGGGAATGAAAAAAGCATCCTCACGGACACCCTTCCCCTTTGGTTGAAAATCACTTAAAACATTATGAGTTACTACACCGCAAATATAGATAATTAAATACAAACTGCAATGGGTAAGGGGTATTATTGGATAGAGCCAGTGGATCAGACGTTAAATGATTTCCAGTTTTATAAAGCACATATCGTGGGTGATCCTGAATATGACGAGAAGCATCATCGTGTTATATTAAGGACGGATAAGTACTTCCCTGTAGGGAGTATCTTCCATGTCTTGAAAGACTCGGAGATGTTCGTTATAGAGAGGAGATTTAAGACATGGGGGAATAAGTATGTCATTAAGCCTTGTGAGGGTGAATGGGAATGGGGGTCTGTCCAGAAGCTGAAAGACAAGGCTATTATATTCCGTACCGGGTTCCTGCATGGGGACGGTAGCTTTTAACACCTGCCCGCATCTACCCCCCTCGATTTCTTGGTGTTTATGTATATAGTTATATTTGAGCAAAAATAATTATGATATGGCAGATTTTCAAGGTAAATACAATGGCGAGCAGATAGAGCAGCTTTTGGATAAGGCTAATGATATTGATCTTACCAAATATGCTCTTAAGACGGATAATGCCCCTACCGCCACTAAATTACGGGCGGCTAGGACCATAGCGCTGTCCGGGCTGTTACTGGTAGTGTCTCATCGGACTTCGGAAGCAACGTAACTATCTCCACGACATTGGCTAATTTTGATGCCTCTAAGATCGCGTCCGGAACCATCAGCATAGATAGATTACCTAAGGCGGCTTTGGGGAGATTGATCGTGGTAGCTGATGATACGGCTAGATTCGCCCTTACCACCGCTACGGCTCAAAGTGGTGATACGGTAAAGGTCACGTCTACAGGTAAGATGTATCTGATAAAAGACGAGTCTAAATTAAGCAGTGAGGATGGGTATGAGCCTTACACGGCCAGTCAGGCTTCCTCCGTGCCTTGGTCCGGGGTTACGGGCAAACCAAGGACCTTCACCCCTCCCACGTCCTCCGCTACCGTTCTTGGCGGTATTAAGGTAGGATATACGACTTCCGGGAAGAACTATAAGGTGCAACTGGATTCGTCCGGCAACGCTTACGTTAACGTTCCGTGGACGGATAATAACACAACGTATAATGAAGCCACGGCCGACACCTTAGGATTGGTTAAGATCGGCTATGTTTCTAATGGAAAGAACTACGCTGTGCTATTGGCTAATGGCAAGATGTACGTCAATGTCCCTTGGACTGACAGTAACACGACTTATACCCAAGCTACAAGCGATAATCTGGGTCTTGTTAAGATCGGGTATTCAGCTAACGGAAAGAATTACCCGGTAGCTCTTGACGGAAATGGTAAGATGTATGTGAATGTTCCGTGGACGGATACCAACACGACATACACCAATATGGGAGCCGCTTCTGCCTCAGCGGCGGGAAAGGCAGGTTTGGTCCCCGCACCTGCCGCCGGAGCGCAAGCCAAGTATCTTCGTGGTGATGGGACATGGCAAACTCCTCCTAACACCACATATAGTAACATGGGAGGAGCAACGTCCTCAGCCGCAGGATCGGCGGGATTGGTACCCGCTCCGGCCGCCGGCAAGCAAGCCTCCTTCCTTCGTGGCGATGGTACGTGGGTGATTCCGACAAATACCACATACGCCAAGGCCAATACCACAACCTTAGGATTGGTGATGATCGGATATGCTGAGAATGGTAAGAATTATCCGGTGGAGTTGGATAGTAGTGGTAAGATGTATGTCAACGTGCCTTGGACGGATACTAATACAACGTATGGTGTTGTAGGAGCTAACGGGTCCACGGGGTTGGTCAAGAACGGCAGTACCGTGACAAGCGCCTCTGGATATACGGCTTGTCCTATCGTGGGTGGTATCCCCTATTATAAGGATACGAATACTACCTACGCCAATATGAAGGCGGCTACGGCTTCTGCCGCCGGTGCTGCGGGATTAGTTCCGGCTCCCGCCGCTGGTAATCAGACGTCCTTTCTTCGTGGTGACGGGACATGGGTTGTACCTACTAATACCACATACGGATTGGCCTCTACTACAGCTAACGGCTTGTTGAGACGGCTTAATGGCGGTACATCCAGTTTCATGCGTGGAGATGGCACTTGGGCTACACCTCCTAACACGACATATGCCGTGGCCAATGAGTCTACTAACGGTTTGATGGCGGCCGCCGATAAGAAGACCATGAACAGGCTTATAGGGGTTAATACGGTCACGACATTAGCTAACCTGCCTATTAGCAAGAGAAGTATCACGGCTACGTTATCAGCCGCTACCACCCTATCCGTGCAGTCAGGGATGCAGATAGGGGAGGAGCTGATGATCAGGCGGTTAATTTCTCCGGTGAGAAACACACCGGTCGTCTTCAACGCACTATCAACCTTACGGTCACCACGAACGGCGGGGCTAAGAAGGCGTTGGTAGTTAATCAGGCAGCGGCTGCTGAGGTGGTAAGATCAGACAGCCCTAACGCTTCCGTACAAAAGACAGGCGGTAATGTTACCATCACCGGTAAGTCTAACAGTACTAAGCTTACGTTCGCGGTCGCGCCGGCTAAGGAGAACGGGCTTACGTTACTGCTCCCGGCTAACTACACGGCGGCTGGAAAGACTACGGCTAACGGAGCGGTTATCGCCGACGATCCCGGAGCCGCTGGCGAGTTCGTTTGGAGCATCACGATCTCGGACGTACCGACCAACGTCACGATCGAGGAACTGACAGCTACATTGAGGGTAACTGCCGCTGGTGGCCAGATAGCCAACGTGACGGTAACGCAAGCCGCTGGAGACTCTACTATCGAGCTTGACAAGGAGACTATTAACTTGGATGTAAATGGTACTCAACAGACGGTTAACGTAACATCTAATGACAGCTGGACATGGGCGCAAGCTGCGGCTAGAACCGTATCGAGAATGATAGGACGATAATCAGTTTCTTTTCTCTTACTCAGACCCCGATCGACTAAAGCCGGTTGGGGTTATTTGTTTTGCTATCTTTGCAATAGAACAAAAATAATACAACTATGGCTAATGATTTGAATATTAATTGGAAGGACGGGGTAGGCGAGGTAACGGACCAGCCTCTGACCGTCAGTCCGGGGTCCGGGGCCGGAAGCGCCCCCGTTTCCTTTGGCTCGGTGATGAACAACGGTCTTGATCGGACTCTTGAGCTGGAGATAACAACTCCAAAAGGTATTAAGAAGACGCTCACGGTGAATCAGGAGGGATGCCGGCAGGCTTATATTACGAGTGACGGCAAACGATGGCTGACTAGCGACAATCGGGTGTATGGGGTTTTGAAAAGCGATGCTCCGTGCGAATGCGTAGGTGATTGTCCTTGATATTTTGTTTTTACGAATTTTGTAATTACATTTGTGGCGCATGTCCATCACCATGCTTTTCGTCGCTAATTTATTATAAGGGATACCGGTCTGTGATGGGATCGGCATCCCTCTGTTTTTAATATGGAGAAGATAAATGTTTTCGATGTTCAGGTTCCTGATGGGAGACAAATCCGTTGTATGTCGTATAATAAGGTTACTTATTTTGATCTTGACGATATATGTAAGTTATGTTTTGACTCATACGATCTACATGATGTGGCTGACACTAAGGTAATGGGTGAGTTCCTGCACCGAGAGGGTGGTCGTTATTGGACTACGATAGATGGCGTAAGGCAGTTGTATCGTAGGATTGAGTGTAAGATGTGTTTTGAGGTTATAGAAAAATTAAAGGGATTATGAGAGAAAAGAAATTTGATTTCGTGATATATCCGTTGGATTTGATTATCACGGTTGGATTAGATTATAAGACGTTGTGTGATCGTTTCGAGAATATGGAACCTGAACACGAGGGGAAATGGGGAGATGAGGATGATATGGACAAGGAGGCGTCTTTCGCAAATTTGGTAAGGGATAGGGACGATGATGATAAATTTGCCATACTTTGGAATTTTTCGAGCGACGATGATTTAATAATGAGAAATATATGTCACGAGTCATTCCATATAGCAATGAGCGTATGCCAATTTTGCGACATGTCTCTTGGATTTAAGGTTGGAGAGGATGAACACGCAGCGTATATAGCCGGCTTCGCTGGTGATTGCGTTAGTGAGTTCATCAATAGCAAGAATACGGATTAAGTCATAAATTCTATAAGGAATATAAGAATATCAGCCTCCGCTTATTTGTGGGGGCTTTTTGTTTATCTTTGTCAAAAACATGAAGTTATGTCGAGTTGCGTAATTAAAAGGAATAAGGAAGGCAAGATAACCCGTGTCTTGACCCCTTCCGGCGAGGTATCCACCTTGTTCGATAAGATAGCGGGTATAGCCGCCGTAAGTGATCTTGATAAGGCGGCTGAGGCTTATATGACCGCATATAATGATAAGTTTAGGTCTAAGTTCGGGGATTGGGTGTCTAATGCCAAAAGAGAGGGATTAAGGTCATCTCTTAGGTTTAGAACGTCGTCACAGCTGTTCGAGGAATACCCCACGTGGCTTAGCGGCCAAACCACTTCCACCGGTCAGCATTCCACGCAGATCACGTCTACCGTGAACACGTATAAGAAGATCGGTGATTTTATATCCAATGAAGGTCTGGAGGGCAAATCCGTGCTTGACGCCTCATCCGGTCTTGGCGTTGGCACGCGGGCGTTGCGTGATATGGGGATGGATGTCGATGACGTTGAGCCATATCCGTCGTCAAAAAGGATTCCTCCCACGTATTCAAGGTACGAGGATATAGACAAGAAATATGATTACATAATCAGCAACGCTGTCTTGAACGTGATCCCTGATGATTGGAGATCCGACGTACTTAAATCAATGGCTGACAAATTGAAGGTCGGAGGCAAGTTGTTCATAAATGTCCGTGACGCTAAGGGCGTGTCCGCGCAAAAGCAGAAAATAGAGCTTGACGATCCGTCGGAGATACTTGTCACTGATTCAAAGGGGAATATCAGGGCCTATCAAAAAGGGTTCACGAGGTCGTCGCTTAAAGAATATGTCGAGCGTGAGCTTGGGGGTATGTTCGAGGTGGAGACTGCGAATCCCGGCAACAGCGGAATGGCGTCTGGCATGACGGCCGTCGTCGTGACAAGGAAGAGACCTGGGGATTTGAGATTCAGGGACGTAAGCGAGGTAAAGGCCGGTATGTCGGAGAAAGTATCTGGTCTCGCTAAATTAGGTACTACGGTGAATATCGTTTCGATTGACGATATAAGAAGTGAGGTAAGTGATCATGATTACGCCGATATGATGTCCAAGAGCAAGGGATGGTATGACACGGATACCGATACCATCACTATCGTAGCTGACAATATAGAGGATGAGCAGGATTTGGAGAGAACTATCTTGCATGAGGTAGTTGCGCATAAAGGGCTTAGAGATCTTCTTGGTAATCGTTTTGATGATACGATGAGGAAGATATTCGATTCGATGGACGAGGCTGACCAGCGGTCTTATTTAGACCGATACGGCGATCAGGTCATAGCCGCCGAGGAGTTTATGGCTGCCCTTGCCGAATCCAATCCAAACTCCAGTTTATGGGATAAGATCATATCGTTTGTTCGTGATGCCCTTCGTTCCATGGGTCTCGATATTAAAATGAATGATACGGATATGCGTACGCTTCTCACTAGGTCAAGGGATAGGTTATCGGAGGTGGATAAGGAGCTTAGTAAGCCCATGAACCAGATAAACAATCTCCTTGCTTATGATAGCGGGGAGCCCAGGTTGTTCTTTAGATCGGATGACGGCAAGATACACGACTCTTACGCCAACGTCATAAAAGGCTCGTCCGGCGGGCGGATCGAGGCCGGGTTCTTGGCCGGCAGTGTCGAGGAGAGTGACGTCCCGTCCGGTACGGCTGATATCTCCTTTGGCTCGTCCTCCATAACCCTTAACAACAGCGAGTCATTCATACCGGTCCTTGGTATCAGCTCAGGCTCTAATATAAGCACTCGTGGAGGGTTTGTCAATTACCTTATCAAGAAAGGTCTGTTGAGCGGGGAGCGTATAAGGTTAGGGGATAGGTATTATCTTACCGGAGCCGGCGACTCTGATGGTCTTAAGATCTATAACGCTATGGACGCCTTGTCTAGACTAAGGAACAGGTTTGGTAGTATGTCTTCTGAGATGAACGTATTAGGCTCCATCGGTTTTGATACGGAGGTAAATAACGATCTTGATCTTATCACGACATCAGGGGAGAAGGTTACGGTAAGCAGATCGGAGATAAAGGGCATGTTAAGGCAAGGTAAGTTTGAGGAGCTTAATAATAAGTATGATGGGTTCATGGAGCTAGCCTTGTCGTTGATGATGGAGGATAACGCCTTGTACGGAAGTAATGTCCGTGGGGTTATTGAGAATGAGAAGGCGGAGGATCTTCAGAACAGGACTGATATCACCAACATCTTATCCACGTTAGGTATCCGTGTGATGGGTATGTCCGAATATATGGATAAGTATAAGATGCGTAATGGTGTCGAGCCTTCGGCTAGGGCCTTATCCGATATGGCTAATGGGGTTATTGCCATGGCTGAGGGAGCTACGGTAGAGGATCTTAATGAGGAGGTGGCTCACTTCTTGATCGATACTTATCGTAATCAGCAGGAGATTGACGAGGTTCTGGACTCTGTTGTCGACACGCCATTATGGAATCAATTCGCCGGTCGTTACTATGAGGTGTATGGGAAGGAATACCAAGGGGAGGAACTGGATCGGATGGTGAAGCGGGAGATCCTAGGTAAGACGTTGGCCCAGCGGTTCGTACCGGGCATGGAACAGGCGGTGGAGGATCCGGCCTCGTCCGAGGACGCCCAGCTCTCCTTGTTTGGCAGGATAATCCGGGCTATAAGGAATTTCTTCTCTACCCAAAGATCAGACTTGAATAAGGTTCTTGATAGGATAAAGGAGTCGGCGTTAGCTGATGATCCAAGCGCATTTGACGTGCTTCTGTTAAAGGATAGCGACCATCTCATGTACTCATTATCGGATGTTGATGTGGCTAATAAGCTGATCAAGAACGGTAGGTCATTGGAAAGACTATATACCAGATTGCAGAGGATGAGGTCAAGCCAAAGCCAGAGGATCGGTGAGAGTATCTCCCTTCTACGTGATATAGGCGAGAAGGTAAGACAAGTCGGGGGTGAGCTGAATAAGAATAACAACCTATTATCCACCAAGAGCGTCATAGCGACCGCCAAGGCTGAGGTGGAGTATTTGGTCACTGTCGCCAGTAGCCTACGTAAGAGCGGAAAAGGATTGGATTATGAGACGATACAGGTTATCGATAACGTATATGGGGAGATAGTTCCTCTGATCAGGAACCTTCGTGGATTCGTCAATAATCAGGCGGCTGATTATTATGGCAGCAATAAGGTTGGTATGGTAGAGGATATGGATGATATATTACGTATGGCTGAGACATCCATGTCTGATATAAATGCTCTTCGAAGTGATCGTAATGAGGACTGGCTGGATGGACAGCTCAGGATGTTTAATATCCCGGAAAGATATTGGAATGGGATAAAGAAGTTGATAAATAACATCCATAAGGATATCAATGTCATGTCCCGGTTCTTTGGTACGCTGGAGCATAGTGGTAACGCTATTTTAGGTATGTTAGGCCAACGTCTAGCCAAGGCCCATAATGAAGCCCATATCGAAGGTATATCTAATATCAATAAGATGACTAGGATGATGAAAGAGCGTGGATGGGGGATAAAGGATAATGAGGATCTTATACAGAAGATAAATGGGAAGAACTCGGATTACCTTGACTCGTCCCGTGATTTCGCCAAATACGATTTACTATACAGGACCGAGCAGGCTAAGGCTATTATCGATATATATGATCTTAAGAATGTTACGGGTAAGACCGAGAAACAACTTATCGACCTTCTTCTATCCGATAGAGGTCTTAATGTGAAGACCCGTGACGACATAGTAGGATATGACGGGGATAAGCCTATCACTAAGGAGGTATATCATATATTCAAGCCTACCATCCAGAATTTCGATATCTCGGACATGACGTTCGAGGATCAGCAACGGTATCTGGATACGATAAATAAGTGGTTGGATGAGAACCGGGAGAAACCTATGGTGCAGGCTTATTACGATAAGATCGAGAAAGTCAATAAGAAGGTCGAGGAAAGACTGGGTCGTAGGGTATCGCAAGCTACGTCCGATTTCATGACCCGTATCCGCAGGAGCCGGTATGTGGCTATGGATAAGTTCGTGAGGAACGGGGAGGTCGATTGGAAGGCGTTTCAATCCGATCCTATAGCTTGGAGATCTTATCTGGATATTTTACGTGACAGGGCTATAGCCAAGAGCGAGTGGTATTCCGACGGGACACCAAAGGAAACGGGGTCCGAGGCGTTGATGATGTCCGAGGAGATCAAGGCATGGGACGAGGCATGGGCCGAGGAGTTCGGGAATACCAACGAGGGTCGTAAGGCTTCCGCGGAATTCAAGGAGATACTTCGCGGGATAGAGCGGTCAGAGGGCGGTAAGGCGGCGTTCGAGTTCCTGCTAGCTGGCGGTCATCTTGGTTTCTCCAAGGATATGTGGGGATCCGAGGAGGGTGATTATTACGAGAATCTTGTTGATAAGATCACGGAGCAATCTGTATCATCATCAAGAATAGAGAAGGTAGAGGAGGCGATGGCGACAATAAACGAGATCAATGACCAGCTAAGGCCTTTGCTTATCCAGTACCGGGATAGCACGAGATACGGGGAATATGATTTCGATAGGTTACGCGGATCCGCCTCATTAAGAAAGATAAACGAGTTATATGATCGTCTGGCTGAGGCTAAGAGCGTTATTAACGCCGCCGCTTCCGCTGAGGCTATTGAGATGGATATGCCTGATACGGTGGAGAGTGGAGTCACGGATTCTTACCGTAACGCTTTAAGGGATGCCATGGCATACGACAAGGGTATGGATGAGATTAAATTCGCCAAGGAACATATGTCTGCCCGCTCCCGGAGTCAGGTGGATAGGATGGCCGCTAAGCTATCTAGGAAGAACCCGTCATGGACGACCGTGGAGGTATCGTTTTTGAGAAGGAAATACGGTCCTGACTTCAATAATAAGCTAGCTAACGACATAGCGATGGGTAAGGCTAATGAGGTTCTTGTTGAGTACGCCAGAACTCGGCTATATCCTTATATGAGAAAATACTCTCCCAAGGGGTATTCTGGCTTTGTCAGGAAGATAAATAACGGTACGTATAAGGTATCCGAGTTCTTTGATGCCATGGAAAATGGTATATCAAAGGAAGAGAGCGTATCCCGTTTCGGGTTCGATATTAATATGATTGACTTATCGATCAATAACCAGTGGCTAGAAGAGGCCGATGCCGAGAGTTCTTTCCGTAATCCTAATTATAATCCCGATCTGGGTTATGGATATCATACGCCTAGGTTCGATAAGTACAAGAACGAGGCTTTCTTCAAGAAATACGGTATTACCAACGAGGGGGAGGAAGCTACGATCAATAAGGATAAGTGGGAGATGAGGAAGGAGCTGCTTAACATAAGCCGTAAGGCTATGGAGGATTATGATGAGCGATTCCGGAACATCTACCAAATACCACAGATATCCAAGGGCGGCGTGGAGAGGATGGTGCAGGCCGGGGTTGACCCGAAGGCGGCCATCGGCAACGCCGTACGTGATATCGTTGGCGAGAGGGTGGATGACCCTATACATGGTCAGGGGCAAGACCTAGGAGGGATTGATGAGAACGATAACAAATATCGTATGATCCCCAAATACTATCTTAGTAAGTTGGAGAACGCCGATGACGTGTCCCATGACTTCGCCTACTCTTATTCCATGTTGTCCTTACAAGCGACCTCTTACAAGTATAAGAGGGCGGCCTTGGATGATGTCATGGGATATAGGAACATGATGCTGGAGACGCAATACGACGGCGGTAAGAACCCAGAGGCGACGCATGCCTATAGGATGTTCCAAGATTGGGTTAACGCCAGTATCTATGACGTCAGGATAAACAATAAGCGGGCGGAATGGAATATAGGTAATTATAAGGTCGATCTTAATAAGCTGGCTCTTATGTTTACCAAATTCGTATCCAAATCCAACTTAGGCTTCTCCCCATTCGTCGCGGCTACCGGCGCCCTTACCGGGCAGGCCAACTTCCTTTTGGAGGGTATGGTAGGGCAGTATATAAGCAAGGACTCCATGAAATACGCCTATGGGGAAGCCCAGAAGCAGTTAAGTACGTACGTGTCGGAGATCGGGGATATAAACCGCACCAACAAGCTATATGTCGTTGGAGAGGCTCTAGGCGTGTTCAATGTCCGTAACCGTGTACGATCGGCAGCGTATAACAAAATCTGGAGAACCTTATTCCGGGACCTGCCGTTTAAGATGATGGAGGTTCTTAACTCCCCGTTGGATCCGCAGGTCATTATCTCGGTCATGGATGATACCCGCCTATACGAGGGTCAGTTCTGGTCATACTCCAATTTCAAGGAGATGATGATGAAAGACAGAAATATGTCCGCTAACGAGGCTAAACGCGATTGGGAGCGTTTAAGGGATTATTCTATGTGGAACATGGTAGATGTCAAGGACGGAAAGATCGTGGCTAAGAACGAGGCTAACAAGGATATTATAGACCGATATATACCCACCTTGTCCAGTAGGGTAAGGAGTATGGTGCAGATCTGTGACGGCGCCTTGAACGAGCAGAACCGGGTGGGGGCTAGCCGGAACGCTATCCTTAATATGGTGCTGCCTCACCGTGGATGGTTTATATTGGCCGTACAGCGGGCGTATAAGAAAGCCGGTTTCAATTTCCAAACCAACCAGTTTGAGGAAGGATATATGAGAACGTTATGGAGACTGGCCGGTAATGTCTATGGATCGATGTCCGAGGGCAGGATGGGAGAGGCATATGACGTGCTTAAGGAAGAGTATGATAAGCTTACCCCCTACGAGCAGATCAATATCAAGAGATCGATTATCAACATGGCGGTATTCGCTACGATGATGGCCATAGGACGGGCATTGATGGGATATAGGGAGGATAATGAGGATAGCTGGTTCGGGCAGTTCATTACCTACATCGGGTTCAGGACGATCAATGAGATCGCCTCCCAGACATCCCCGTTCATGGAGCTTAACGCCATAGACATGCTACAGGATCCGCTGGTCACCGCCCGGAAGTTAGGCGACCTCACCGATCCTCGAAACTGGGATCCGTTCGCTACTGTCCAGACCGGCGTATATAAGGGCGAGAGCAAACTATGGAGGCAGCTCATGAAGTTCTCGTTTGGTAAGCAATGGTATAATATCAAGACGGCTAGGGATATTAAGCAGACATCCGACTACTGGTCGATGACCAACGGCATGACGATGGGATTCTTTCTAGGTGGCAGGAATAAGGATGAGTCCGGAGAGGACGCTAATTGGTATTTTGACAGGGGAAGATAACTGATATAGTATGACAAAAAAATAGCCAGTCGATTGCTTAAAACAATCAGATTGGCTATTTTTGCATTCCCATCTATCCATCCCGGACGGATGGGAATAAATACTCTATTCATGAATGCAAATGTAGATCTTTTTCATGATTCCACGAACAATAGTAATGGAATTTTGACGTCCGAATCCAACGAAATAGGGTCTTTGAAAATTATCATGCCTGATAAATTGAATCAGTTGACAGCTCGATCGTCCTACATATGCCATATAGACGATTTCGTTAAAGGGAATAAAGATTATTATGGATTTGATATACAATCTGATAGAGAAATGGAATATGATTATGAACTAATCATAAACAAAATAAAACATATCAATAACAATACTAGTAAACATGAATATATATCAATATTTAATAATTTCCCTGTATTAGGTTTTATGTTATGTCAGATAGCTAATTTAAATGACCTTAGGATTCTTGGTGGATACAGATATAGCATAAGATTGAAAAATATATCAGAAAGGGATATTGTTATAGACTATATAAATAGTATTTTTATAACATATGATAATATATGTATCTATAAAGTTGATAATATTGATGTTAGACGTGATATCCCTCATGAATTTATCGATGATTTAAACGCTCTTTACAAAACTATTATTGATAACATTTTTGGATATAGATTTTCTATAAGATTGGTGACTGGATATGATAATTGTATAGTAGACAATATTGAGGTGTTTGTCCCAGTCAAGTCAAATATGGATATATCAAATAATGTATCAAATATGTTTAGAAAATTTCTAAATGCTAAAAGAATTGATTTTTTTAATTTAATATCTGTTTTTGAATATTTTAACGATATTAATAATTTGAGCATAGGACATCTGATAACTAAGATATATAAAGATTTTGTCTATTTATATGATATGTCATTTGATATATTAGATAACAAGGTAGTATATACATATTTAGGATCAGGTAATATTTATGGTTATATTAAGATAGGTAAAACCAATAATATTGACAAAAGGGAAAATACGATAAGAACCGGTAATATAGATTTTAAGATAATAGCCTTTGTTGGCAGAGATATAGAAAATGAATTGCATAGCAAATTTGAGATAAAAAGGATGGAAAGAGAATGGTTTCATTTATCTGATAATGATATAGACAATATAATCAACGAGTATGGTTTTATTCGGGTAAGGAACAGCGTTAAAGATAAAAAGATATAGTTATATCATTGATATTTAATGTAATCCAAAAATGGATTTACATAATAATAGAAGGATAGGAGATTGTCACCCTATCCTTCTACTGTTATCAGCCCTTATGTTTAATCATATTCATTTTGCGAAGTTCATGAGGAAGTTCCTCAATGACGGATTTAAGAGATATAGGGTCATCCTCCCATGTCAGGCGCCTACCTGCTAACTTATAGATTGTACCTCTTGGAAGTACGATCGCCGAATTGTGATCCTCGACAGAGAAATATTCCTCGTCGTGCGCTGACCTCTCGTCCGTCCATATCTCTCCTTGCCGAGCGGGGGCGTTGTTAAGAATAACCTCGTCACCGTTTTTGTTCACGGCTAAAAATACTATTGTCTGTTCTCCTATTTTCATGAATTATAATTTGCTTACCAATCTCCTCCATCATTACCTATTCCTAATATTGTAGTTATAATATTATCTGGATTTGTCCCTGCGTTAGGAAGCATCTCAGGTATAGGGTTATCTTCCCTATCACCATGCATCATAACGGTAAGAACTCCACTAGCGGAATACAACCAAAGACGTTTGCCATCCTTTTCCCATTTCTTCGCTAATCTATTTAATGAGTCAATCAGCTTACATTCTTCTGGGGTGCATTCGACTCCCGCTTCAGTATAATATTTCATTCCCATATTATTGATTTGTTTAATTTATGAGCCTCTGATAAGGCTCGTGTTAGTATATCCTTTTTCCTTATAATCTCCTTATATCTTTTGATATTCATTTTTATTGTCTTCATAATAAGTTCTTTTGTCTTAATAGCACCAGCATCTTATCCCAATCCACATATCCTTTATCCGTAAGTGGAGTGCCGATATTCCTATCATCTATATAATAATCACAATACAATTTTGGTGATGATGATACTGGCTCAGGATTGTAGTTTACCGAATACAGATTGATATGATTATATTTAAACCAGTCCACGACATCACGGCCGTCGGGGCTGGTAGCCAGCCTCCCGCATTCACTGCACAGCCCCATGCCCTTGTACGGCTGTAGTTCCTTGGCATAGTCGAATTTATCCACCATATACTCGTTTGTCAACATCCAATAACTAGACGTAGCGGTATTATCAACGCAACCGCATTTAGCGCATACAAACAGGCTCATAGTAAGTTCTTTTTTGTTTCATTAAACAACCGTTCTACTAGATTCTCAAATTCTCCATCAGGCATATCTATTATGTCTTTTATCTGCACTTGTATTCTTTCTTTTGCTAAAGAATAGCAATTACTATTGACAGAGTAACGAACTACAGTGCCGTTTACGAAAATAAAATCATCTGGTTTTAAATCAGTCGTATAGCCATTTTTTAGAAAACATAGGGATATGATGTATATCATCTATTCTTGTTATAAAAGAATCATTATATTTGGCATATTTTCCAACAATCCATTTATACTTCTCCTTTAGGTCGACTTGTATCTTGCTCATTTCTTCTTTTAACTGTTTTTCCAGTTCTTCAATCTTATTCATATCCTATCTATTTTAATGTTATTGTTATTAAATCTGTTTATCATCTCATCAAAGAATTGACGGTCTATCTCCACAAGCAGGAAGCCCCCTCTCCTCGCCGCAAGGGAAAGGGTAACGGCTACCGCCCCGTCCGGCACAGTGTTCATTGGATTGCCTTCCACGCCATATTCCCGTTAAACATCCTCATCTTTCTTTTCATCATCAATCCTCTCCACTTTAATCGTCCCCATATCACCTGAAGGTAACGTAATATCGCTATACACGTTATTCCAGTTCTCGTCAATAGCTAGCTGATGCAGTATAGATCTATATATCTGGTAGGTATTTCCGATAAGTCTCTTTCTATTGATCATATCTTTACTACCTCCATCATACCCTATATGTTCATAGTCTTCGAGATCCGGGAACAACCTTCTTCTTATCGCTCGTGAGTTATTGACTATAAAGCTTCTTATCCCCAGCGTTTCCGTTCTATCCATATCATTTATCAAAGTTTCCGTGGTATGCTGAAGATCCATGTCTCCGGCCGCGTATCTGCTTATGTCCTCCACGCACCGGGATATCAGCATCAGTTGTTCCCTTGTCAATGTTATTTTATAAAGTTGTTTGTTGTTCATATCCTTCTATTTTATTTATCATCTCGAATATTTTCACCGCTATCAACGGCACTATGGCATTGCCATAAGCCTTTATTGATTCTTTTCTCCATTTCCCGTAAGGAATGGTAAGGTTGTCCACATTAAAGGGTAGCCCATCATTTCCTCTACAAATAGGGGGCTGAGTTGGAAAACTCTTCCATTGAGTCGATCCCCGTCCATCCCAATCACGGCAGGCATATTTCTTAAAGAGTCTGTTCTCGGTGCTCCGTTGCTTTTTGTCATCTTCCTTATCGTACAAGAACCTGTGTGATCTGAGGCCACTGGTGTCGGTAATAAGTCTCCGTATTTTATCCCCTGTTTGGGAAGTGAACTCAAATCCATGAATCTTGTCTTCCCGTCCTTGTCGCGAACCTTCAACCCTTGCGTCTGAGCAGTCGGAAGCAATGAACCATATCCTATACCGTTTATGTGGCGCTCCGACACCGCAAGCTGGAACAATGATCGGTTGGACGGAATATCCTTCACGTTCAAGATCGTCGCAGATGGTATTGATGATATATTCTTGCTCAAGTATCGTTTCCTTGTAATTTTCTTCATCTTGATCACTTTTCGTTTCCACGTCAGTTTCACTACCGGGTTGAACCATATTGGTGATTCCAGCAACATTCTCGCCAATAATCCAGAGCGGTCTTGTCTCTCGTATGACTCTAAGCATTTCCGGCCAGAGATAACGGTTATCATCCGCTCCCTTTCGTTGTCCAGCGACGCTAAATGGTTGACAAGGGAAACCTCCGGTGAGCACGTCGATTTTCCCTTTCCATGAAGTGAAATCAGTTCTTTTAATATCTTCATATAATACTGTTTTTGGAAAATAATATTTTAATACACTTTGACAGAATGGATCTATCTCGCATTGAAAGACATTGTTCCATCCTACCTCTCTAGCGGCTAAATCAAAGCCTCCTATACCTGAGAAAAGACTAGCGTGATTCATTCCATCTTATTTGATATTAATTTTTCTTTTATATGTTTAGATATATCAATTATCTCATCTTTTATATTGCAGTCATCTTTTAATAATGAACCAAATATACATGATATGGCGCCCTTTAGGCCTAGCGCTATCCCTATCTCCAATATTTTTTATCGGTATTAGAGATTTCTACAGGTTCATATAATATTGATGATATGTTGTTAACGACGTATATTATATCATCTTCATTCATTGATGTAGATTTATCGACAATAGCTATAAAATCTTTTATAATCATAATATAAGCTATTTTTATTTCTTTTATCGTATCATCGCTTAGATGTCTATCTCTTATATGCCTTTCAACATACTTGTTTGCTAGATTCTCTATTTTGTTTGATTTGTCCATTTGTACTATCAATTATTTAGTTAATAATAGATCATAGTCCTCTTCATCTATACTCCCATTATTGTTGACATATATAATGAAATCATTTAAAAGCACGGACTTATCCTTGGATAAGGCTTTTATAATAAGCTCTCCATCATCTTTCAACATCACATGCACAGTATCCCAGATAACATATTTTTGACATTCTTTCTCAATCTTCTTGATTGTTTTAAGTATTGTCTCCTCATATCTTTTTACTATTCCGCACAGTTCAGTCGTATTATATTTACGTATAGCCGTGAATATATATTCCTTTTTACAATCCCAGCATTTTATCAGTCTTTCTGATCCGCACGCCTTATCCTCGTAGAAGAAGCGACCCTTACATGGTTCATTATGGTCGTAGCTTAATACTACAAGCAGCTCCACACCATTCTTGTATATCACGTCTCCTTGTTTCATCTTGTCTATTTTATTAATCTCATTATCAATATAGTAAAGTTGGATATTATCCATACTATAGATATCCAGAACGTTGTACTTAACATAAGACCTATATTCCTAGGTACAGGATCTACTCTCCTGAATGTCAGGATCATGAATACAAATGTCTTGAAGTTCATAATTTACGATATTTTTCTATATAGTTAACTATCAAGTCTTTAACTCCTTTTGGGACATCTACCAGTTTGAGATTACCTTGGAATATGTCCTTGCCGTACTCATCCATAATCTCCCCGAATGAAGGATTCATGACTCTTGTTGACATAGATATCGGTTGATCAGTGTCAAATTTGATAACGATCTTCTTTCCGCCGTTTATCGCCTTTTTAAAAGCCACGTAAAGCTTTCGACCTTTTATTATATCACAATTCCCTTTCAGGATATTAGACATATGTATGACATATTCTTTCTTCGCATCTCCGGGGTTGTCCATAAGCTTAAGATCTCCTCCAACATCTTTCCATTTCCTGAAGCACGGGAAACATAGACTATGATTTGCCTTGGCGTGTCCAGGTATCATCCTGCTGCTGCCGGCTGGGATCGTATTGCCACAGCAGATACACGTCCTATCCTTGTTGGTGCGCATCGGCCCATAGCTCTTTATTGGGTATTCTTTTCTTTTATACATCTTCTTCTGTTTTCAAAATTATCATCACCATACTCATAATTAGGACAAGCTTTGTTGCCTGGCCGTCTTACGTAAGTAGTCTGCTTCCTGTTACATTTCCTGTCAGGGTTGATATAATGGTCGCAAACTTGCCAAATAGAGCAACATACCTTCCCGTATCTTTTCGCCCAATCATTATCATGCAGATGTACGCATGTAGAGCAAGTCGGATTCTTAAGCTTATCCTTGTTATCATCTATGATCTTATTGACCCGATCAAGAATAATATGCATTTTTTCAATATTTATGACGTTAAACGCGTCTGGTTCCGGAAGATATGTCATCGAGCTTATATCTATGTCCATTCCCTTGGATTCGTTGTAAGCCGATTTGTATTTCCTTACCATCAAATCTTTTAACTGATTTACCTTCTTCTCATATGTTCCCATGTCTCATTCGGTTTTCCATCCCTGTTTCCTTAATAAATCCACCATCATCCCTTTTATCTTAGGGCTAATGGCTTCGGTAAGTATATCAGCGGCCAAGTTAATAGAGAAGTTTGTCATTCTAGATTCTCCTATATACTTCTCGCTGGTAACTTCTTTCACATAATCGTGAATATCCTTAATCATCTCATTTTGAGATCTTAGAAGATCCAGTATCTCATTAATCTTATCATCCATTTTTCTCGAATATACCTGACAACAACCAGACAATCACTATCAAAAAGAAACACAACCCAAGCGCCTCATCCGGGTAATCATGCATCGCCTCTAAAATGTCCCTCATAGCTTAATGTCCATTTTGCCAATTATACGATAGAAAATATCCCTAGTCAGCTCAATATCGTAAGTAGCGTCATGAAGCTTATTCTCGTCGATCTCAATACCCATAGTTCTGGCTACGGTCATCAACTTAAAGTTCTCCATATCGTTTCTTACACCCATCAGGAACGGTGTCACCATAACATATACATCCATACAGTTAGGATAGAACCATGATCCGAAATACTTATCCCCACATTGCTGGAATAAAGCCCGCAGGAAGCTATTATCGAATCCAGCGTTGTTATACCCCACTAAATACATTTTATCCCTCTTATCGAACTTATTCACGTATTTGGATAATATACCAACTAACTGCCTGTACCCTTCTTCCATAGGCTGATACGACTGCACTTGCTCCAAGGTAACACCAGCCACGTCCAGCGCCTCTTGCTCTATCGTGGCGGCAGGGTTCGGGGCTAGGCGGATGTCGAACCTCTCAGCCTCCTGCCCGTCGATATCCACGATCCCTCCTATTTGGTGTATCCCGTTTCTCCAGAACTTAACCCCGGTTGTCTCTAAATCAAAAAAATAGTAATTTGCTCATGTCTATTTATTTTGTTAATTTATCATTATCTAAGAACTAGTCGTGAAATGCTTTTATAATATATATTTCCATCAACTCTTTTACCTTCAAAGAAGTATATCCAATATTCTAATGAAGAACATCCAAAAGCAAAGCATATATTATTTATCGCATATCTAAAGTATTTCTTGTCTGAACGAAATAAGACTTGAAATTCTTTATTATTTAAATGGAGTCTTTTTTTGGTTTTTCTTTTATTCATGTTTATAGTTTTATTTTAAATGTTCCTTAATCTTATTCAATGCCTCATAAGACAGATAGTCGTTTATGGTCTTATCGTTATTTACTTTCATCAACTCATCAAATAGGTCTTTGGCCAGTACTTTCCACTGCTCTCCCCAATCACGGAGATTCTCGACCCTTGACCGTATATCCTCGAAATAAGAATCTACGTCTGATTTGATTGATTTTGAATAATATTTAACATCCTCCTCGTCCCCATCCATAATATAATCACATTGTGTCTCGATATTTTTATATGACAGTCTATATCACTACACATATAATCAACAGGTTTACGTATATTGAATATAGCTTCTGACGTAAGACCGGTTATATTTTGTATGTCTTTTAAATTATCCATGATTTAAACAATTAAACGCCAACCATCCACTTACAACTCCCATCGCAAAAATAAACAAAACCATAAGCGAGAACAGCGTCCAATCTTTTGTATTTAGCTTATTGCTCTCCTTCTTTGCTTTTATTTTTTCAAGAATATTCTTGTCAACATTGAAATCGAAATCAAATGTCGCATTATTAGCTATCTTCCCATCGATGTCTTTGTTATTAATAAATATCTGTCTCTTAACACTCATATCCCTAATATTTCTGCCACATAGACAAATCCATAGCATATATAATTATCAGCGTCATGCTCCCCATAATCAACATGCCAAATAACAGCGCATGGGAAATAGAGTGGCATATCCTCAGCCATAGGGTCCTCTTTGAAGTCATCAATGTTTATCTTCTCCCTCCACCTCCACAGGTCTTGGATATCGTTCAAAATTAATTTCTCCATAACTATGACGGATGTTAGATGTTAGTAATTCAATAGCTAAGCTGACCATGGCTCCAGCTTCCGTAAGTTTATTCATTTGGGCGTACACCCTGTGCTCTGCGCTACGATAAGTCTCCCTGCTGCTTATGGTATCCAGTAAATCATCTATAGCGTTTCTAAGAAGATCGGTCATCCCATGCCCTCCCATACCCTTGAAATAATAAATATCACGACCAGCGCAAAACATGTCCTGATATCTTTTAGCTACGTACTCTATTCCGGATAGATGGTATTTCTCGTTGTCTATCTCCACCTCCCCTTTCTCTATAGCCCTCAATAACTTCCAATCTATCGTTACATAAGTTTCACGATTTTTTACCTTTACATAGGTATATCCGCCATAATGAGAGCCCAATGTCCTCATCGTAAGTTCATTGACTTTTTGTTTGTCTCCATCCATAATAATCTGGTTTTTAATGTTGATACAAAGATACGATTTAAACAAAAATAAAAGCATGAATAATATTAAAATAATATTAATCATGCTTAAATATAAATATATCTCTTCTAATTCTCACGGATATACGTATTCGTATTCATCTGGAGGAGATGTCTTATATTCAACATCGCACTCCATATTGGTATAATAGTTATCCCCTTTTCTGTATACTAACGCTACCCAACAGTCGTATTTTTTGCTGTATCCTATAAGAGGAACACCTTCCATAGGAGGATTATCCTCCGTTTTGTACCTTATTCTTGCTGTTTGTTTTATACTCATATAATCCATTTTTTAATAATGTTGTTATCAGTGAAAATAATGTATCTATAAGAAGTCTCTCGCTACTCCAATATATAGGGATCTCGTCTATGTCTCTATACGCTACAGACCATGCATGTTTTAGCTTATAACATTCTAATGTACAACCCTCTATCTCATATGGGAGCAAATTCAGTAACGTCCCTACATCCCAAACAGGATTGGATACATCCGGGGTAACAGCCTCGATCAGCCCTATACGACCAGCGTTATCCTCCATAGAATGTAATCGATCCAGATACTTGTCTCTGAAGCCGCTGGCGGTAGAGATAAGTAGCCCGGCCTCGATCAGCACCCTCCCCTGTTCTTTTGTGGTGAATATCCTTTCCTTCATAATTTCATTTTCCTTTCTACTGTAACGATCGTATCATTATGCCATCCCCCATGAGCCACAAGAAGAATCTCCTGCTGCTCGAAGCCAAGCCCGGACCCTATACCGCCGGAGTTCCACGCGCAGGTAATGACCACCCCTCCTTTCTTGGTGATCCTAGCTATCTCCTTCTTCTGCATAGCCCAATAACTAGATTGCGTTGTTTGCATATTAACAGCACCTCCAAGCTTTTTATATGACTCGGATACCTGTCTCGAGGAATATGGTGGATCATACAACACCATATCAGCTATATTATCCTTAAGACCACGTAGGAAGTCCGTGGCGTCCTTATGATACATAGCCCTAGTATCAGGATCAAGATCGTTGGTGATCGTCCCTATATCGCTGTTTCTGGCGAATGGATCCACTATAACCATCCCCTCTTCTCGATATTTATCTATAAGTTCCCTTATCGGTTTTATGCTGAATGTCTCGCTGTTCGGCATTGACCATTTCTTGTTTATAATCATCTCTTAACTCTGTTTTAAATTTAAGTTTCATAGCACTTCTAGGTACAGGATCGCATATGTCATCCCACCAATTCTTGTGCCCTTTCGGTGGATGTATATCCTTTTTCCATAAAGATCCCTTAACTGTCTTGATTCTTCCGTATGGTCTCATTTTGCTCGTGTTTACCTTCACATGTCACATTATATCCGTTTCTAATGACCCGAACATAAGCTCATCAGTAATTTTGCGAAATTCCTTTACAATATCATTTATCTGCTTACGTTCGATGCTTCTTAGCAAATGGGCTATCACATCCACTGTCCATCCGTTACCCGCTAAAGACATGGCCGTATTTGGGGCTATCCCGTCAAGGTAATCATCCGGCAATGTCTGTAGCCTACACATCTCCACCGGGGTCAGGTATCTGAATTTGTCTTTCATGTCAAAGGCATTAGGATATCTTCCGGGAGGCAACGATGATATCACGTTATCTTTTATGACTGTTGTCAGGCAATTACTTTTCTTAATAGAAACAGTATTTTTATCCCTTCTTACCTCCAAACATTGCGTTATTTTCACGTTCTTGTCATAATCCTTTCGATTCCTGTCCTCTCCTATCCTTCTACCGACAATGACTCCTATATATATTCCTCTTATGGCTCCCGGATTCCATCCCTTGTCATGCTCTAAAATATCATCCAATGATATACGCTTGTCTTTCGGCATTTCTACCGGCCAATTGCGCCAATAAAGACGATGCCGGGTCTGTGCCGAGACCAAGGCGCTATCGATCTCCACCGGCTCCACGCCAAGCTCCTCGGTAATCACCCAGCGATGCTCATCCCGCATCCGGACGTTCTCGCCCAAGAACAGGACCTTGCCTTTGGTCTCCTTCCTTAAATGCTTTACGATGTCCGAGAAGCAAAAGAAAAGCCTTCCACGAGCGTCCATGAATCCTTTACCCTTACCTGAGCTAGAGAAGCTCTGGCAACAGAACCCTCCCATGACCAGATCTATGTCTTTCCAAGGGATATCCCATGCTCTCCAGTTATTAACATCCCCTAATTGAATAATATTAGGAAAATGTTTTTTACTTACCTTTATGCATGTCTTGTCTATCTCTGAGGCATAGTAAGTCCCAATATGTATACCGGCTCTTTGTAATGCTAGATATCCACATGATATCCCATCAAACAATGATAATACATTCATATTGTTTATCGTTTATTTATGCAATTCTATAGCAATTGTATCATCAAAATGATCATTGACTATATCTCCCTTCTCTTTTATAGACATATCAGATAAAGAGACAGGGTATGATGCTATATAATCATTTGTATTTACAACAACCCTTATCTTAATATTCTTATCCTTGACAAGCATCAATTCGTCTATCAAATCTTGTACTGTCATATTTTTATCCGCTTTCATAAATCCCATTTTTATTTACTTTCATGGCCAAAAATATCCTTTTCGGCTATACGTAATATACATTTGTGTATCCCCGGCAAGACCTTAACCAATTTTATACCAAAATTTTCTCCCCTTTTAACAAAAGTCCATTTACCGTATATGACCCCATGTATCATATGTTGTATTATCTCCTTGCTATCTGTCAAGGACACTTGATAATAGACGCTACTGGCATAATTAAAATCCTCCCCATGATCATCCGCTGGTCTTAATATCATTACAGCAGAAGAGCATCCACGGACGAATCCGTAGATTTCAAGGCATTTGTCAAACTCATAATTATCACGTTCCTCATCATGAACATCCTTAACCCATTTACATGGTCTCCCGTCTTTAAACGGGATCTTTAACTATTTCTTTGCCATCTTTTAAATTATATTATAATGTTAGGTAATTATATACAAGTTTACACCATATTTTAGTCTCCATGTCTTATTTGTTAAAAGAGTAATATAGATATAAATACATAAATTGAATAGGGCTATTCACCATGCCCTTATCAGTAGGATCATCGTATTTGTCAAGCCAAAGACGAAGCGCCTCCCAATCAATATCCTTACGGTCACATACCATGCAGGCTAGGTTAGCCCCGAACAGTTCCCCGTCGCCGCCCAGCGACTTGTTAAACCTCTTGGCTAGTCTTTCCTTGAATCCCTTATCATACCATATCCCGGAAGTAGCGGCATAACAATAATAAGCGTTGTATTTCATTTTCACGCCCATCTTCTCAAACAATGGCGTATGCCATATCCGATCTAAAAAGAATACTATTCCACGATATATGAAGGTTCGGAGATTTTTCCTGTATTCTTTCCCCAAGAAATTATCCACACAAGATATAGTCCCGCCTGAATAATACCAATTATTGGCGCCTCTCTTAACCTTATCCGTCATCTTGAATTTATTCTGTCTGTCTTCCACCCTATCCCAAGGTTTCAGCTTATCCTCATTAAATGTCGGGCAATAATGATAGTAATGATTAATCCACGAGAGGTAGGGGTTGTATATCGTGTATCCATTATCGCTGACATATGAGTTCATATCATACCCAAGTTCCTTGGCTAGAATAGATCCCTCATCAGCTAATACCTTCAATATCGGGTTCAAGTTCCATATCTGATCTTGACTGACGAACATCGAGTAACATGGATCCTCATCCTCCCCATACCATCCTCCCATCCCGCTCACTATTTTATCCAAATCAAGTGAATAATCTTTCCCGGGTAAAAAATCATCTCTAAGAAAAAAACCTCTATATGGGATCATATCATGTATGCCGGGTTGGTCGTCAAATATGAACTTAGCGTTCTCGGTCAATCTAATCAATGTTTGCAAGACAGAGGATATATCTATGGGTGCATATTCACACCCATAGACCTTATTATTTATCCAAAGATATTGAAGAAGCTCGGCTATATTAATAGTCCCGTCCTCCACATATCCTGTCTTGTTATCGAAGTTTATTTTGGCTAGAGGTATATTACTTCCTTGTGGTTGGTCACTTTTTTCATTACAACAATGCACGAACCTGTCAAAGAATATATCTTTCCAACCAAAATATTTATCCCTTATCGTCATAAGCCTATTTCTTGTCGTATAACGACATGACGTTAATAAGATCAGCTTTTCTGGCCATCCCCTCAAGTTTATTAAAGCCATCCATGTTATCACCGCTGACGATGATAGTAGGATATACCTCTATACCGTACTTGGATATTTCCTCCTCCGTGGCTTTGTTCTCCGGGATCTGGTTTAACGTGACCTCACCCTCATACTCCTGTAATGTGTTGGCGATAATATATCGCATGTAGTCGCTGCGTTCAGCGTCTTTCTTCGTGAAAAAATCAATTCTTACCATCTCAAATAGTTGTTAATCTGTTAATAATCAAATCAGCGGTAAATATAGCATTATTTACCTCATCTATACTCATCTTTCTCCCATCGAAATTGTTAGATAATAAATCCTTAACAATCTGATATCTACGCTGCTCCCAATTTACGTCTACATCAAAATTCAGATTCTTTACACAATCATAATTTAATTCATTATAACTGTAACTGAGATACTTAACTATCGGGAATAGGCTATCATCAATAGTGCGCTTGATTACATTAACGTATTTACCTGTTCTTTTGTCGATAGCTCTTAATCCCTCATCTACTACTCTTTCTCCTGACTTTTCCATTCCACTAGCCCTTTATTATGTTTATCGTAATACAACATTGCTATAGCGTTCCACACCACCTGCGCAAGATGCATACATCCTGTATCCGAATCAAATCTCTCCCCTTTCGTATAAGCAACTAAGTGCCGCATGGTCGCACCTAAATACCGATTGAATCCATCAGGTATATCTTGCCATGAGTTTTCAGCGTACTTCTTGGCGCCTTCCGTATATACCCTCACGATGTCCTCTATCTCAGCCAAAGGAAGGAGATCCCACCGGAGTTTACCGTCGGACCGGTCGTCCTTCCCGCTACCGTCTTTCCCTACGAGCGGCCCGCTTTCCATCACCGCATCTCCTATTTTTGTCTTCCCGAAATTCATCGCCTCATCCGCCGTCTCATCATCGATAAGCCTTAACTTGATAGCCCTGTTTAACGACACGACCATCTCCTCATCAACCCAAAGGAACCCATATGCCGTATCCATCAATGAAGCTATTTTCATCATTCCCGTATTGCCAGCGGTCTCAAGCACCTCAAATACCTCACCATCATAAACGACTTTGTCGTATTTGCTAAATTCCTCTTTCATTTCAAACTCCTTTTTGTTTTATTATTAGGTAATTATATACTTTTTAGATTAATAAAATTCACTAAGATCCCTGCATTCTGGTGTTTCTCCTGTCATAGAGTAAAGCTCACCAGATGATAGATACACACAATTCGTGGTCTTTCCGTCTATCCACTCGCTTCGCTTCGTAATCCAACAAATAGCGCAGCGTTGAATCCCCGGCCCCGCCTTTACCCACGAGTGCCGTATGTTTCTCTTTCTTGTCCTGTTGGTGTTGTCAAGTTTCCTCATATTAATCCTCCAAAGTCATTATAATCTTATCTTTCCCGATAATAACCTCATTTCCGCTCCTTACATCAAAGCATTTCCCTTCATCTGCCTCCTTGAAATAAAGAACGCCATTGTACTCGAATAAACCGAAGCCGTAATCGTCTAGCTTCATTTCGTCAAGTCTCTTGAATTTATACACCTTTCCCATATCTTTTGTATCTATATTTTGTATTACTAAGCACATCAAAAAGATAGATAGGATTGTCGCTATTAGCCCTCCATAAAATTTAGTCGAATCATTCTTTTCATTTCCTTCTACTATCAAATAGATAGAACACGCCATTATTATAAAGGTAGATCCTAATCCAATCATAACATTTTCCTTGTTTTCAAAAACTCCATCATATCCTCTGCGCTAAGCTGGAAGCCTGCCACCGCCTTATAACCTCCTCCCCCTGGATAGGCTTTACGTGCCAGCGCCGAGACATCCACCTCCTCCTTGGTGGTATAGAACGAGCATCTGAAGAGTCTGCCGTTCCAGCAAAATGGCATCATCAAATCGTGTTTTCTAGGATCGTACATAGACTCGAATGTGGTGGAGTTAAACTCCGTAGTATTCATACATATCGCCTTGTATCCAAATATATCTGCCTCGAATGAGAACATCTTCATTTCTCCTCTGTTTTTCTCGATGACATATTCTATTATGGCCTCGCCATTTCTTATCATATCAGAAACAAACTCGCCATTCGCCTTGTTTAGCACCTCCCTGACCATGTCAACGTCAAGCCCGCAATACCCTCTCATCCCATATTGGAATGAAAGAACGTCACTCCATTCGAAGCGATCATGATCCCATACATCATAAGCGCTCAATAATTTTACCACGTCAGGGGTTTCGATATCATCGAAAAGATATTCCCACGTAAGCTCACAAGCCGCCGTTCCGATACGTCTTTTGCCTTTGACATTATAGTCCTTCATAGCTTCTATCGCCGTCTTATGGTGGTCTATCCATGTGACATCTATCCCCTTGTCTTCCCATTCGTCGAATAAGAATCTCGTTCTATCGCCAAATGACACGTCAACTACAAACACCTTATCATATTTATTCACGTCAGGTATTTCCTTGCCGTAATTGTAAGGAAGAAGATCAATGTCCCCTTTGAAATACTTTTTTACTATAGCTGCTGACATTACTCCGTCAAGATCAGCCTCATGATATATACAACCTATCATAACTTATTGTTCTTAATTAAAAAATCTATATATTCTTTTATATCCTTGTTCCTATCATTATCCCAGTCAAAGGTCTCGTTTATGAATTTGAAGTACGATACCGGAATTGAATGCAACATCCATCCACAATACTTGCCGAATGTCATTAACGTATAGCCAAGGGGATGATCCGGCCTCCCGGGTACAGGGGAGGCGGTCACGCCCTGCGCCAGCCCCCTCCTTCGGTCTTTCTTGGCGGCTTTGATATCCAGATCTGTTTTCGTTACCTTATCCCCCATCGGGATATTGGTAATTAGTTTATCGCCGATAAACATCCCCCATCCATATCCTTTGTAGTTCTCTATACTAAGTTTCCTTATATCACCGAACCTTGACGAGTTGTTACAACAATCAACGACCAATGCGCTATCCTTACCGTCCTTTATCCTAACCGCCCTGCCAAGCCACTGATAAAACGAAGAGAACGAAAATGTCGGTCTTCCTACTATCACGCAGTCCAGACCCGGATGATCGAATCCCGTACCGAGGGCGGAATAGTTGGACACTACCTTCGTCTTACCCGACTTGAACCTCTCAACTATAGCATCCCGCTGCTTCTTTGGCGTGCCTCCGTGAACCGCCTCCGCCATGCCGGCACATATCTTGGCGTTCATCCATTCGGCGGCAGTATTGCAGCTCTCAACAGAATCCATAAACACCAGTATAGATCTACATACGTCTTTTAATACCATCAATCGACGCAAAATAAGGTTGTTTAAGCCATTTTTTCTCACCGCCTCACTAATAGACTCAGCCGTATATTCAGATCCGTTAGAATTAAGTTTAAGGGCATCTCCATTGAAATCCCATGTCTCATACTTAAGAGGCGTCCAAAATCCTTGTCTTATCATCTCCTCTACCTGTATCACGTGAATCAGGTTCTTGAAATATACCGGTCTCATACGAGTGATGAAATTAAGTTGGGAATATGATGTCTGTCCTATCGACATGTTTTTAAGTCTACATGGCGTGGCTGTAAACCCTATCACCTTTCTCGGCTTCAGCTCATTCATGAATGTCATAAACTCACTGCCATCCTCAGGACTGTATCCGGCATGAGCCTCATCTATCAATACGTTTCTGATTCCCATCTCCTTAAGCTGACCAACAACTTTCTTGATAGATCCTAACGTGGCATATATCATGTTAGATAGCTCTTTCTTGCCACAGGAAGCGGAGTAGATGGTAGCCGGTATGCCATACGACGTTATCTTGTCGTGGTTCTGTTGCAGCAATTCTTTTGATGGTTGTAAAATCAGCGTCTTATCTCCCATCAATCTAGCCGCTTCTGCTATCAGAAGTGACTTACCGCAACCTACAGGACCTACGATCAATACCGGATCATGTCTATCAGAGTTTATGTAATCGGAGATACTTTTAACACACTCCTCTTGATATGGTCTTAACTTATATGTCATCTGGATCTGTAGTTATCAAAAACGTCTTTCACGTACTCTAGTCTTATCGCACACTCTCGACCATCGTCCATTTTCACCATCAAAGTCTCTTTGGTCTTGCTTATGGCTATCACCTCTCCTGTTCCTATCTGGGTATGGACTATATCGCCTAGCTTTATATTACATTTGATCATGGTCAAGTTTTTTATTAAACTCCTCTATCTTACTCCTGTCTGTCTCTTTGGTCATCTTAGCCTCTTCCTTGAACATGTCGTACCCTTCCCGGATATTATCCCCAACCATATTCTCTATCATCTCCCTCATCTCATCACTCCTTACGGCAAAGGATATTTGAAATGATTTACTTGTGCCTTTCATCAGACAATCAATCTCCTTCTTACACTCCGTCATCAACCGATCTAGATTATCAAACTTAATAAATTTGGAGTTTCCATTGGCTTTTCTTACTCCATCCTTGAAATCCTCCAATATCCCGTTAAATACATCTGCCATACACATCATGGAATGTAACCATACCAACATCTTGAACTTATATTCATCGCCAGAGCCGTTCATTAACTCGATAAGCGACTCGCTTCTTGTTAGCATGATCCTAGACTCCTGGTCAATAACATCCTTTATCTGTTTCCGATATTTCATGGCTCCCACGAAATCCATTTTAGAATAACATTTATTCGATTTCTCTACCAGCTTCCTGATATCTTTTCTCGACATTAATAAATTTAATACATCTTTCTCTTCCATGATCTGATCTTTTTGTATTACAAATATAATTAAAGCCTAGATATTTACCTAGGCTTTTTAATAAAGTTAATCTTTTTTATTCTTTCTTTTTGACTCGTCCCAATCCGATGAATATCTACATGTTCCTTGTTTATGGATCGAGAAATCGCACCAAAAACACAAGGGCTTGGGACGGGGTTCAAGGCAGGCCGGCTGCCGTCCCATAAGGTATCGGGTCTCGTACCTGTACTTCTGCTTGGTGTTGTCCCAAACGTGAGCTTGATAGCTATCTATTTTATTTGTCTCAAAATCATACATATCAAGGAGAATATCGTTAAGTTCTTTGACCGATCTCTCTACTTTCTCCTTATCTACCTTCACGTTCTGATTGTCCAGCATGCGGGTAAAGAAATAGCTGCACATATCCGGCAATACCTTGTACTTTCTCAGTATGTAGAAGGCATATATTGGATGCTGGAGATTATGAAGCAGCTTATCCTCATCAAATAACTTCCTCCCGGACTTCCAGTCTATCGTATATATAGCTATCCTATCCTTTGTCTTATACTCTCCACGCCAGTCCACCGATCCTATGATATGTACCTTATCGTACGTCTCGCCATCCAAGGTAAGGGGCTTGGGTAGCTTATAAGGCAGGACGAAGTCCTCTTCCACGCCGGCCGGTCTCGACCCCCGGATTACCTTCTCCATTGGCGTAAGATCGGACCATACCTTCTTATAATTGCCAGCAGCATCCCTCTCAAACAATCCTACAATCCATCTTATTAGCCTAGCCGCATGTTGCATGGACTCGATTTGGGATTTTACGCTATCGAAATGAATCTGCTCTATATCGGCGTAGTAGTTGAATGCCTTGCTCATATCCTCATAAGAAGGCCTGCATCCGTTCTTGAAGAAATACTCCATCGTCTGGTGGATAACCGTACCATATGACGTAGCCTCATGCTTCTCCGTGGATCTATTCCCTTCCACGTAAGTCTTGTACCATTTATATGGGCACTGGACGAACGTGTCTATCTGCGAGTAAGAGGCGGCGAGAACCTTCTCTCTGTTTATAACCTTACATAACAAATTATTCTCAGGTATTACCATAAAGCTTATCTATTTTTATGTCATATCCGTATAAGTCCATTAACAGGTTTTGTAGATGGTGAAGATTCTTAATCTGAATAGGATCGCTTAGATCGTCTTCCAGATCCCTAAGGCTAAGATAATACCCATCATCAAAAATTTCTATAGATATTCCGTAGCCTCGATATACATCCCGCCCCTTATCACGCTTGAAATAGATAGTATCAAGTATATTATCATTTATCTCAATAGGCATGACATCATCTTCCCCGGAATACCATTTCATTATCCCATCATCAACCTCACGTTCAAGGATCAATGACTTACTTTCATTACGCATACCAGTAACGCACCCTACCCTCCATATATTGCCAGCCTTGTCTTTTACAAGATCCCCTATCCTTAGTTCTTTAGCCGAAATCATACTCGTCCTCCTCGTTATTGTCGTCATCGCAATCATCGACAAGAGGGGTCTCTAGCCCCTCTTCCCAATCATCATATCCAAAGTCCATCACTTACTCTCAAGCCAATCGTATAACATATCCACAAAAATCCCTACAGTTAGTTCATCGACAGATTTATCACCAAAGATATCATCCGGTATCCTTATATTCATCTTTTCTTCAATCCCTATCAATACCTCTAATAAATCAAATGGATCCATAGCTAGATCAGATGAAAAGTTACTGTCTTCTCTTACATCGTCAATTACCTCTATATTATTAATGTAATTGAACTCATGCATTTTTTCGAATATCTCTTCCCTCGCTATCTCCAATAACTCATCTCTTTTCATAATCCTTTAAATAATCGTACAACATATTTGTAAGCTCTCCTACCGTCAATTCGTGATAAGGCTTGACATCAAGTACTTCATCAGGTATACATCTACCAGTTCTCTTCTCTATTTCCATTACGACTTCCACGAAATCAATGGAATCCATGGTCATATCCGCACCCAACTCATCATTATTGGTTATCGATTCAGGACGATTAAACCCATTAAATTCACCTACCTTTTCGAATATCACTTCTTTTATCATTCTCAATAATTTATCCTTTTCCATAATCTAAATCTACATTTTTAATCTTCTATCTAATTCTTTTTTTATATCTGATATCCTTTCGATATCCATCTTAACATCTCCAGTAATAGTATATTCCTTATCCATCTTCTTAGGGGGATTCGGCAACCGGCTTATGGCGAACAACCATGCCAGCTCCTTGTTCTTATTCTCCCTAAGATATAGATCGGATGTCATGCCATACATTTTTATGATCGTATCGAATAACGTTGATTCCGATAAGCTCATATGTACGCTATAGACATTTGACGGCTTCCATATCAAGTTATCTAACCTCATCGTATATTCACGCTTGAGGTCTATATGGGATATCACGGCCCTTACTATAGGCTCTTCCTTGAAATTCGTGTTAGCCACGAACCAGATAAGCCTTTTCTCCACCTCCTTGACAGCTCCCGTATCCTTACCCATATCGTTATATACCCCAACGATACGGTCCCGGATCCCCTCGACCTCCGGTGTCAGGCCGGGTGTCTCTATCAGCATCAGCAGCGACCCTCCCCTTGGCGTTATCTTCCACTTCCCATTCTTCTGAAGCTCAATATAACCAGATGCTTTATAACTATCTATTTTCTCCTTTGGAATGACGCTAGCCATCTCCTCTTTCTGCCGGATCATCAAAAGATACCCGACATCAGACATCGTTAATCCTGATGTCATCATCTGTTCAAAATTTATATACATAAACTAATGAGTTAAAATATTGACCTTATCTTTCTGGCTACCCTCTCGACTATATCGGGATGATCATTTCCGTTATATATATCTATTAGCGTATCTATTATATGTAACCTTATGTTTTTCTTTGATGAATGAAACCAAAAATCTCCATTTTTTCTGTTTACAGGTTTGAACATCTTCAGTTCTGGTATAAGATAACACGCCACACATGATCTTTCAGCAAGTGATAATTCAACCGCTGCCTTTTCTATTGCTATGCACATAAATGCATAATTATCATTCTTTATTAGATTGTAGGCCCTTCTCAACACCCTAAGGGCGTCTGCTTTCGATAATCTCTTTCCCTTTTTCATACTGTTTTACCGTATAAGATTCATTAGCCATACCAACTCTACCAACTGATATAGATTGATTTATAGATTGGTTAAGATGTCCTACAACCGACATCTTAGCCCTAACCGTATTGGCGCATCTTAGAAGGATTCGATAATCCTCTAACGCCCTCTCGTATCTTACGTCCACCCTAGCCCTTTTATCAGCATCAGTCATGCTCTTACATGTTCCGTCCTCCCTCAGGCTTATAGCGATCTTGTCCCGTATGATTCTGATATCATCCTCGGCTATCACCAGTTCGGCGTCAAGAACCCCCTTGTATGAGCTAAGAAGATCCTCCACCGCCACAACTTCCCTTTTTAGGTTCTCCAATTCCAATATCATTGAGTTGTCATTTATCCTTTTATACTCCTGTACTTTATTGGATACCTCATCACAGATACTCATGATCTCCTTTTCCCGTTCCCGATTTATGATATATCTGATGCTGTATTTAGCCATTTCCTTTAACGAGGATATAATTTCCTTTATCCCCATCTTATCCTCAACCGACAATACGGTCTTTAAAAACATTTCCAGCACCTTTATCACTACAAGCAGGTAATTATGTCTCAATCTCATGTCAATAAGGTGTTTCGTCATGTACTACATTGAAATCATCACTGGGCGGTATATATTGTTGCTCCAATGGAACACCGGGAGGTGGGGGCGGAAGCGTCACTACGGTCGTATCCGGCTTGCCGCTACCCACGGGGGCATCCGAGCCTCCAGGTCTTTCTTGGCGCACCACCCCTCCATCAGGATAATATCGCTCATATCCTTTCATGATATCTACATGTATAGCGTCAATCTCCTCCAATGATCTTTGACGGACCTTTACGATATGATGGAACAATAATCCATCCACACGGAAGGATCGTCTTGACTCGCTCTTGAAACGTTCCAGATTAGGATACCATCCTTGCGGAAATTGCATGTATGAGGAGTACCCGTATCTTTTCGGTATATTTAACGCTACCATAGCCGTACATAACTGTCCCAATGTATCTGATTGATAAAAATCAGATTGCTTTGGCATATGATCCTTTGGATCCCGCCGTCCTTCGATATCACGATTGAGTTGGGATATTATAAGAAAGAAAATATTAGGAAAAGTCCTCTTAGCTATATTGCACATGGTTATCAGCGAGTCGATATTCCTTTTAGCGTCTCCTGAACCTTGTACTAGAGCCGTATGATCTATAGACACGAATACCATTTTCTTATCCTTGTTTATTGGCATATACTCATTCCATAGAAAGTTTTGAAGCTCATCTACGGTTGATGGTTTAGGGATGTATGTTATTCTGCTAGAGTTCTCCTCTCTAAGGCATCTCTGCATTTCTTTTACCTCATCTTCTGACATCTCGTTAAGGAGTATATCTTGTATGTCTTTCCCCATTTTTTTTGACAGTGAACGTAACATCAAATCTTCTGGGTTCATCTCAAACTCACATCTTAACCATACATAATCATCTGCCTGTGGATTGATATTGACATCCATCACATTGCTCATGATTTTTTGCGCCAGATAAGATTTGCCAACTCCGGGCCTAGCGCCTATAGCCACCGCATGTTGTGGGTAGAACCCGCCCAGTAACGCCTTGTCAAGATAAGCGTATCCAGTACGAGCCGGGAGAAGCTCTCCCGACTGATACTTTCTTATCCTCTCATAGGCATCCATGATGATCTCCTTGGATGACCTCCATATCCTATCCTCACTCATCCTCTTGCGTTTCTATCGCCAGCCGTATCGGATTTAGATCCTCTGTTAGCTGATCTTGATTTATATCTTAATCCCTTAGCCGTATGGCATAGATCCTTCCCCTTCCTATAAGCCTTACCCTTCAGCTTATCGGTCTTGTAATTCTTACGGCCCAACTCCCGTCTCTTGGCTTTCTGTTCAGGACGAGCATTAATCTTCTTGTCCGTCTCAGCCTTCTTCTTTCTGGCTTCCGGATGTTTCCTATAATATTCAGTCGATTCCCCCATCCTCTTCGTCCTCATCATCATAATCATAATTCTCTACGATAATATCCTCTCCATCCAGATGCGAGGCTTTATCCCCGAGTCTATCTCTCATGCTCTCATAAGGATCGTCTCCATCCTTTATCTCCCACACACATACGTGTGGACCCATTATATCAATCAGCATATTAGCCTTATCCTCGCTTATGCCTTTTTCTATCATCTTATCCCTACATTTGTAAAAACCACATGTCTTGTTAAATACTGATCCTCCTACATAAAATCCTGTTGGCTTATGAATAAAAATTACTTTCATCTTTTATACAATTAATATTATCTATCAAATTTATTTATTTTCCTTTATCCAATCTCCATAACTCATATTCATATCACACACCACCGTATCGGTCGTGTTGTTTACCACATGGAACAGGAACTCCGGGCATCCGTGGCAGGCGTTGCTTCCGATCACCACCGCTCCGTGCCTAGGGCAATCCTTCTTTACCATGGTTCTATCATATATCCGTATATGATTATCGCTATACTTTTCAATATATCTCATGGTATTAAGCAGTGATGGCAAAGACATCTTATATGGAGATACATGTTCTATTGGTATATCCAATTCACCAGATAGGCTTTTGTAAATATCCTGCACATCCCGTTTTGTCCTATACGCAAATATATTAATCTCAGTCATTACCATATCCATACTCCTAAGAAGATCCGGCTTAGCCAGCCTCCCCATCGGCTTCCCAAAAGGATCGGATCTCATCCAAGCTCCACACTTCTCGCACCCAACCTGCTTCCCCTCTACCGTATTTATTATAGTGGATGGGGTTTTACAGTACGGGCATATAGATCCGTTTAACATAGCTTTTTGAGCTAAAGACAGTTCTTTCATTCTGTTTCCTTTATTTCAACATTAAATAAGCTGCAATATCTATTGAAATTCCTGCTTTCTATTTCCATATCCTCCTCATACCTGTTAATTGATTTAATAAAATCATCGTAACAGTCCTTGCACATCCATTGATTGATTACCGCCACGTAATAGCCCACGGACGTAGGTCTGTTACACATATCGCAAATACCTAAGCACCCATATCTGGTAAACTTATCTATCATCTCCTGTCTTGTTATTTCAAGCACCTTGAATCCCTTGTAATTATCAACTACTTTTGCCATTGTTATTATTGTTTTGTTTAATGATAAAATAATCAGCTATATCCATTCCCTCATTTATATTGGGCTTTGATTCAAGAAAATCACTTATCTCGATATTCATCCCCCTCATATCCCTATCCACCTTCTTCTTCCACTCGTTAAACGCCGATCCCTTGTCAGGATACAACACTATCCTCCTGCGCCCCAATGTCTCTATCATCTCTCTTTTCAGCATATGGATACCTCCGCATGCCATGAAAAGTCTATCCGGATATACAATGTTGCATATGACCGCCGTCTTCTCAGATTCAACTATATACACCGGAGCGTCTTTAGGATAGAAGTTGACAAGAAACTCACCAAACAAACATTGTCTCAATAAATAATCTTGACCATTCATGACATGAACCCAGCACACATGATCCATAGGAATCTTCACCCTCTTGCCATCAGGTCCATAATCCATTATCTTACCTGTCCGGATCGTCCAGTTCTTGTCAAGTTGCCAGAACACGCAACATTTACCCCAATCCCCGAACCTCATCATCCCTACCTTATAGAGGTTAAACGCCTTGTTGGTATGATATGACCCAAATATATTGGATAAATAATCTTGTAGATCCGACGTCTCGAAAGGATTAAGCGTATCAAACATCTTACTCACCGGAATACAATTGGCTATATCCGGGTCCACCGGGGGTCTGTATCTTCTTAATACTTTATTTGAGTCTACAAAAAGGTCGTTGTCTTTAAGCTCATTCCCTGTAGGGTATTTAAAATAACCACACCTGTTTTTATGATCACACACCCCAAACTGCTCTCCAACGATCTGACCGGTGGTTACGTCCACGTACGGCGTAAAACACTTATCCTTGCCGCATTGCGGGCACGTCAGCTTCCTCCTTGGTTTGCTATGATCCAGCTCATACCGATGAACGCTCTTATTGAACTCCCTAAATTCCATCACCCTCTCCTCTCATTCATGACTCTATATATATAGTCCCTCAGCGGCTCTTTCCTTACCAACTTATTAACATCAAACTCGCCTTCTATATCTAAGGATCCGATTCTTGATGTAACCGTATAATTAGTTTTCTCGAACTTATACTTTCCTTGAAGATATACTACGGTAGCCATATTCAATATAGGGTTGTCAGTCTGTCTCTTCAACTTATATTGGCTGGTCTTTGCGGTAGGATCACCCGGAGCGAAGTTATATATCTCCTCTATCTCCAATATCTTTCCATAGTTCTCTAATATCATTCTTCTATATAACTCAAGTTGGAAAGCATACTCGTCATAGAAATTGCCTTTCCTGTTTGATTTGAAGTCCAATATAGCGAATATCCTCCTGCATCTCTTTATCTTCTTTTTCTCCGTCTTAGGCTGACCTTTCTTGGCTCCCGTCTTATAGAACTCTCCTGTCTCGACCTCTATCTCCACCATCTCCGGCTCGCTATCCATTTCCACCACTGCGTCCACCGAAGAAGCTACCTTTAACCTGCTTGACCTCAACATCTTCTCGATCAATACAGGTTTTACATGTCTTTCCTTGCAGAATATGGCAAATGATATTAGATCCTCTATTAGCTCATCAATGTTATCCACTAATATCCGCTCCATCCTATACTTGTCTATTCTTAGCTTGGCTTCCTTGACCACCTTCCTGATCCATGTCGGGATCAGCTTTATGTTAACCCCGGTCAGATACAACCCAAATAGATAATGCATGATAGTACCCAGATCAGCCCTGTAGTTAGCGTACTCATCAGGATCCTTACCCTTGAGCCTCATCTCATTCTTCCACTTCTCCAAGGCTCCGGACGTATCACAATACCCATTGGCGATATTGTTAGTGGCTCCATCGTATATGATAGGATACCCATCAACATCCATCTCATAATACACGCGCTTGCCGGCAACAGTCATTCTATATAACACCGGTGTCGGGATATCCCTTATCCATTCAGCGGCATAATACTGCTGTTCGGTCTCCAGATCATACTCAACCTCCATTTCCTCTTTAGGCTCGTTTTTAGGCTCTTCAACAGGCTTTTCCTCCTCGACCATATCTTTCTTCGGGACCGTTGATAAAACGTCTAATATGCCAAAGAAAGCGGTAAATTTAGGATCTGTATGATATGATCTTAATACTGGTAATGATGATCGCCAATAATATGACGACGCATTCTCGTCCTTTATCTTGCCTAAAATCTTGCCTAAAGCCGAACATCCTATCTCTCCATCATCCGCAATAGCCACATTGTGTCTCTCGGATAAACGAACTTTCATCTCATCAAACAATTCTTGATCGCTTATGACTTCTATGATCGTCCCATAACTATATACTGTGTCACTTATAGCCTTATATCCTAGGTCTAAAAGTAATCTTTGTTTTCTTCTATCCATGATAATAATCTGGTTTTTAATTTACCATCCTCCTCGACTTTAGGTGCGAGATCCCTCATCCGTCTGGCTGCCAACAGCCATACGTTGCCAAACTCGTCCAAGAGCCGGCTGAAATCCATCGTATCTAACAGATAATCGAATTTTGCATGCTCATCAACCGTCAAGTAGATAATGTTATCATTATCCTCGGCAACTGATTTATATTTCCGTTTAGGGTATAAGTGGCATATGTTGCTTACCCCCGGGCATGGTATGTATGCGCCGGTAGCAGATCTCCTTGTCATACTCAATCTAGCCACATGGGCGCCAAAGAAAACGGCTAGGCTCTTCCCCTTTGGCTTGGCCTTCACCCGTATCGCCGCCCTTTCCTTTGGCGGTAGCTCCTTGGCTCTGCACGCGGGACACAACCCCTTACTCCTTATGGTTACCATCCTCCCACATCTCTCACACGGTAACATCCTACCTCTCATGCCTTTTTCTTTTTATAACTTTTGTTGAACTCCATAAGGCTCATAGCCCTATACCTCTTAAGCCTATTAATCTTACCCTCAGTCCAATCTTGATCCTTGAAGTTGATGATCGTATCGAATATCTGAGCTAGTTCCCGGATATTAAAACTCCTGTTTTGTATCTTCTTATAGAACCCCGATCTGCTATATCCTAATTTAGAAGCTAGATAAGTTTTGTTAGACAATGTGAGGATACGATAAATCGTACCCTCCATTTTACTTATCTCCATCAACTTCTCGGCTATGGACGACGTGGTTTCGTAGCTAGCTTTACTTCCTACTATCCTCATTTTTCTCCGGATTCCTGATCTTACCATCAAACTCGTAGAAGTCCATCAGTTTCTTCTCTTCCTTGATACAAGTGACAACGAAATCTGATATGGTTCCTTTCATGCCTTCCTCGAAATTCTTTTTGGCATGATCAAGGTCATTGGCCCGAACGATGTAGTTAAACGCCTTGCGTTTCTCATTGTTCGATTTCTCGTCTATCGTAATATAATCAGCCGTGACCTTATAGAACCGGTCTCCATCCATGGCAAACAATTCCGCTATCCTGAATCGTTTGATATCAACGCTAAACTCACCGGATATGAATGGCTTCATCTCCTCTATGATTCTAGCCTCACATTCGGTATAAGAAAAGGCATCTACTAAATACTCTTCCTTTACCTTCTTCTTCATGCCGTTCTCGGCATCGGTCTCATAAGAAACCGTACATTTAAACCAATTGTGCATTTTAATCTATATTATTGTTAAACAAAGGATAATCTTTTATTCCTTCACGAATATATCTTTCCGTATCATCATCCACGCCATAAGCCTTCTTGAAAAATATCATAGCCTTATCCGTATCATTATCCACCAGTGGTAGATATTCCCTTGCAAAAAGCGACCTAAGATAGTTCATATTATCAATCCTATGTCTTATATCGGCTACTTTATCCCATATCTCGGCCCGAATTTTACTCATTTTCTTCATATTTCTCTCATATCTCTCTAGCTGGTCTTTATATTCCGCCTCAATCTTATCGTTCTTATCCTTGATAGATTCATAGGTCTCCTCGTCTTTCGTATCAAACATCGGAGTATGTTTGATATTAATTATATCCAATTTGCTGTATAGCTTTTCATTGGATACGGTGAAATCATATCTAGTCCTGTACAGATCAAAGTCACTTAAGAACTTAGCTATTTTAATGGCATCATCCTGATCAAGAACGGCTATATTCAATCCTTCTAAATAGTAGAAGAAATGGGATGGAGAAATAGGTTTACAGTCATATGTCCTCATGATTGGAGGCTCATCCATAAACCTGACACCTTCCTCCGCGCATCTTATTACGATCAATTTCTCTACCTGCTCATCAGTAAGATCATATATCTCCTGATCGGTCATCTTATCAATTGTCTTCATCATCCTCATCCTCCGATATCGTTACAGCCTTTGTAAACTTTTGTTTATAGACCTCACCCATAAGGCAGGCGAAAGTCCTATCATCCATACTAGCCATAGTATCGGCCTCTACCATAAGATTCATCTCGATGTTCTTTACCAAGATTTCATAGTTATCATCATCTTCTTTATAGAAAATGACTTTACCACCATACCCGAAACCATCATCCCCGGTCTTAACCATATCGATGATCCTCTCTAACTCCTTTACAAATTTACTCTTTTTCATATGCGTGATTTTTATGTGTCTACAAAAGTAGACATTTTGTTTTTGAATTAAGTTAAATAAACATTATTAATAGTTAATACGCTTAGGTGATTATATGCCATTTTACACTAAAATCGTAAAATGGTATATAATCACCTTATCCTCCATATATCTTAAGCCCTTTTATATTGTATTTGCTTATATCCATACACAAATTACACCCTCCATGACAACAACACCACGAGCAAAAGGCTAGTCGCTCCTGCTCCGGCCTACCTTGAAACTCCACTGCCGCCCTATACCATGCCGGGGATAATACCCTGACCTTCTCCGGTACGGGCGGTGTCATGAGCACCGATCGCCGCCTTCCTTTGGCATCCTCCCTACCTCTCATCTGGATTATCTTTTAACAGTTCAGCTATCTTCTCATCCTTCAACATATTTTGCTTTCTCATGCTATCTACGACAAAGGCAGCGAACGCCATATCATACCTTTTCCTTAACTCATTGACAAAAGATTTGGCTTTTGATTCTACCATTGTCTCGATGTTGCTGTCTACAACTTTCTTCATCCTGCCTCTTATAAACTCGTCTACTGTCAACTCCTCATCCATATAATCTAACCTGGATCTATATTTCTTCTCGCTGGCGTTCTCGACAAGATCGTTCATTGATTCTCTCGCTATATCCTCAATCTTCCCTGATATCGGATTGGATATTTCTCTCATCAACTCATTCTTGAACTTTTCTTTAAGTTCATGTATTATAGCTAACCTGACCGAGCTGGTAAACTCCTCTTTCAACGTCGCTTCATTGTACATAGCTTCCTCGAATACATCTCCAAATTTAATTCTACTTGAATTTTCATATCATTATATTTTAATAAATTATAAATTTTTTAGGCATATAATTATCATGTATTATTTCCCCTCATCTTTTAATATTAATTTCTTCCTGATCTTTTTAATTTTTGTCGGTCTTGATAATCGATAGTCTCTTTCTATCGGTCTATTAAGTACATCATCCTTGTGCCCCTTGTATCCTTTCTCGTAAGCACTAACCCTTGCGCAAAACTCAACCACATCGCCTGGCGATAAATCAGCACCACTAAATCCTTTTGTTAAATCGAACCACAAATGATCTGATACTATTTTGCTATCAAGTGTCACATCTTGTAAAAGCACCGTTTTTACAGGTCCAATGTATCCATTCCTAAATCCAAATCTAACAAAGGTTGCTGTAAACACATGGCGTCCTTTTGATCCTATTGTCCTCAACTCTTCTCTCATCTCCTTTCTTATTTTTTATTCATAAAACCAGTAATTTTCTTCAAATACCCTTTTGTCATCTCAATAAAGTTCACGCAATCCAGCTTGCTCAACTTGTAAATCAAAGCCGGGTTATGAATTACGGCTATAATTCGTGTTTGCGGTTTATGAAATGACAATACTTTGTACAGATCCATGATATTGTCAATATCTAAATTCCTGTCCGGCTCATCCATAATGATTGTATACTCAAAATCCTTCTCCATTAATACCACATGATTGTCTTTGTAGTATTTTAAAAGATTGTCGATCCTGTTTGCCCGGAACTCATTTGACTTTTTCTTAAATTCCATAAGTTTCTGTATCGGAAACGCATACTCATCTTGGTTAAACACAAAATCAAAAAGCGAGTTCATGGCATGAAGGTTCTTCTCCCCAGAGGACCTAGATGCTCCATTCATATACAAACTTAAATTATTGATATTATCCAATATATCATCCTTTCTCATTTCAGTTTGCTGTAGGAGATGGAATACCTTCCCGATAAATACACGGATGTTATAGATAAACAAATCAACCCGTTATCGGTAAAGATCCTTATTTCAGCCGGAAAATCATCTACATGGGTTCCGCTATCCATATCAAGATCAAGTCTCCCTGTTCTCTTGATCAAATCAACCATAGCTCCATAAGCTACTACGTTCGCATTTAATAGCATTTTATTTAATGCATTTACTCTTTCTACGTCTTTCATAATCTCTAACCCCTTTGTATTACATTGTTATACGTTATCCTATTATCTTGAATCAGTTTCATAAAATGATTTTCGGTATAAGCCAAAGATTCTCCTCTGTTAGCCCTTTCTATATTCTCACTCATCATCCCCATAGCCTCTATCAAGGCCGCTGAGGAGTTGGCTATTGACTTAGCCGCTTCTATTATCTTATTATCATCCATAATCATATTACTTTAACCTCCTCGTTCCACAAATGTCTTTCATATACCATGGTGATCCCTATCAGGATTCAGGTATCTCCTCCCAAATAATTAAGTATTTGATATTTAAACTTATGGGGTAACTCTTGTACCCCTCCTTTATCCTTGTCATAAGGATAAAAATCAGATAATTTTACTGTTTTCATCTTTTGCCTTATTAACGATACATTTGTAAAACAACCCTATCTTCCGCCTCCCCATCATCAGGATGGACATCAGTAAAATCAATGATCGAAAAATCATATAAACATGGTGTGTACTCTGTCTCGTAACCATCACCGGCTACCGTCACATTTATTTCTGCCTTCTTGTTCACGACAAGCATTAATTCGTTAATTAAATCCTGTACTGTTACTATTCTTTTCATATCTAATATTTATTTTGAAAATCTGTAATCGCCCGCATAATCAATCCACACACGAAAATCATTTGCATATTTTCTTGCGTCTTTCTTCATTTTTCGATGTATGTCTTTACTAACGCTACCTCCCAAAACCCTATCCAGCTCTTTTTGTAAAACCGCTCCGATAAGAGGATAGACGTCCAAATAATCGCCTTCACACTTTTCGAAATTTATTACCTTGTTCCCTATTGCCCGTTCCAATGCCTTGCCCATTGCCTTCACGATGGATTCTTGCACATTTTTATATCGATTGATAAAATCCTGTTCTTTATTTTCCATTTTAATACATTTTTACAAAAGATGTTCGTTGCCCTCAAAAGGAACGCAATAGATCCATCCCGTCCTATTTAAGCATTCATATTTTTCTTCTTTATATTGAGCATCAGCAATTTCCCTAGCAAACAAACTCACGTGCCAATCATCGTCTTCTGTATCTCTTACTAAAACTTTATCAAATGGCTTGAATTTATATTTTGGTTCTATTTCAATACCAAAGAATTGTTTCAAGTATATTTCGGCTTTAGGCTCTTTGCTTATTTTAAGAGCATCAATAAACTTTTGCCTTTCATCCTCAGTAGCAAATCTGTATCTCTCAATATTATTTTGATCGGCATGTCCATTATTTAAATGTAAATAACTCCCTTTTTTCCAAGAGGCATAATGAGACGTAAGGTATTTCCCGTTTGTATTCAATATGAATAAGTAATCACCTTCTTCATTGCTTAATACATCCCCATCCTTAAATGTTGTATATTCCGGAATATTAATACAAAGCCTACATCCTCTTGTTCCTATCCCATCATCAGAGAACCAGTCTGATGTTATACCATAATCAGAACAAATCACCCCTAGTGTACTAAATTCTATCCTATCTTTATTATAATACACTAACTTTACCTTATAATTATCTCCGACCGTTACAATCTCACCATTGCATTCACCATTGCTGATTTTCTTTGCCAGCTCTAAGTCAAATGGTTTTGTTATCATTCTCTTTTCCATAATTTTACATGTATTTATATTGTTATTTTTCACTTTAGCTATATTATCATTTTGTGGCAATCTTGCTTTAAGATCATCTATAGTCCTTAAATCCATATTATATGTGCATAGATGAGCGTTCCCGTAACCGGTTAAATTGTTTATTGCAGCCACATGATATCCGCCACCTATGTTATACACTTCCTTGACCTCCCATATATCCCTGCTATCATATTCATATCTATTGTTCCGGTCTATAAAATCTTGCTTTATAGATACCATATCTCCTTTTTTAATATTCATATCTTCTTATGTGTTTATATATTATTTGCCTGTCCAGCCAATCCAACGAACATGGGCGGACGCCTCGCTTCCCTCCGCACGTCTTACCTATACACGCCGGCTCCACCGGCAACGCCATCCATGACATTTTGGATGCCTCCATACCTCTAGGTACGATCAATTCCTTATTCCGGGTCATGATTCTTTTTTTTTAAAAATTTATATCAAATTCCCGTATATTAAGTATCTCCTTGAAAACCATCTCTCTAATGAAACAACCCATTTTATGTATTTCATCTTCATTAGATATTCCCCACACTTCAATTGCCGCATGAATCGCGTCTTTCATAGAGAAACAGATCTGAGTCCAATCACTATATTCTCTTTCATCGTTTAAAATATCTTGTATCTTTCTTTCGCAATGTCCTATATATTCTTTATTGAAATTACTCATAACTTTTCAATGATTTTCATTATAAATTTTCTACTTAATTCACCCCCCCCCTCCCCCCCAGTGG